GCATGTCGCCGCGCGAATGCGCGACCAGGGAGTCGAAGATCGAGCTGGTGCGATGGAGCCGCGCGCTGCTGCTGCTGTCGCACGCGCCGCTGGCCGTCGCCCGTCCGATGGTCGCTTTGCTTGGCCGCCGGCGTCCGTACGTCTTCGAGCGCAACCTTCAACGCTGGCCGGATGGTCGGTGGTACCTCGTGGACCGGGGCTATGAGGAATTTGAGGGCGTGGTGTTCGACGAGGAGCGGCTGCGCAGCATCGGCGTGCACGACTGGACGAGAACGCGTTGGCAACGCGTCGCTTTCGCCGATGGCTGTTTGCCGCTCATCGACGACTCGTTCGCGCACGGATCGATTGCGACCAAGGCCGGGCTGCGTGAGCTTGCGCACCTGCTCGACAAGGTTGCCGCAGAAGTGGCGATCAAGCCCAAGGGGGGCGCGTGATGCCGATGGGAGCCGGCAAGTACGACAACGTGTGCACCGCGGTGCGCGAGGAAGCGAAGGCGCGCGCGGTCATCTTGATCGTGCTCGACGGCGTGCGCGGCACCGGCATGTCCGTGCAGGGCACCGGCCCGGACTTGATCCGGCTGCCGGCGATCCTCGAGCAGTGCGCGCAGGAGATTCGCGCGTCCTTTGAGCGGGGGCAACTGTGACCCTCGGCCGCACCAAGCACCACGCGGAGTTGTACGAGCACATGCGCGAGGTCGCGCGCGCTGCGGGCTTCGACAGCGTCACCGCGGCGATCGTCGCGGCCACGAAGGCACCCCCGGGCCGCCCGAAGTTCTGCGTGCAGATCGCGCTCGTCGGCGGCGCCGAGGACAAGCCCATCTTGCAGTGGGCGCCCGACAGCTACGGCTTCTCGCTCGAGGAGCGCCGGCGCATGGTCGGCAAGTACGCGTGCTACCCGGTGCACGACGGAGGGCCGCTCATCGAGGGCGAGCCCGAACGGCCGCGCACCGTCGCGCTGAGCGCCGAGCTCGCCGAGGAAGTACTGCAGGCGCTGCTCGGCGGCGTCGTGAGCGACAAGACCATCGCCGCGCTCGCCACCGAGTTGCGCAAGGTCAAGCAGGCGCCGCGCGTGCGCGGCTACATGGGCGACAGGGGCAACACCCCATTCGGCCCACACGACTGAAAGCGAGGAAACCAATGTTCAGCATCTACGAGCCCGTACGGGCCATCGTCACCAGCGTGACCGTGCGCAGCGAGAAGCACGGCGATCAGCGCGAACCCGCTGTGTCCGCGGGGCTCGAGTTCGACGTACCGAACACGGTGCTGTACGACGTCGACCCCCGCATCCTGCACATGCTGTACGAGCCCGCCGAGCCGGGCGCGCTGCGGCAGGGCGACTTGCCGGGGCTCGAAGCCGTCGACAGGCCCAAGCTGCGCAACGGCGTCGTCACCGAGATGCACCTTGGCATCGAGGTCCACGACTGGCGCGCGCACATCGTCTACGGGGTCGACAACGAGTGGCAAGTCGCGCTCGAGGGGCTGAAGGTCGACAACGTGCGCTTCGAGCCCCTGAACGACGGCGTCACGCGCTGGTCCCTGCGCATCGGCACCAACAAGGTCAACCGCGAAATCATGGGTCACATGGGCATGCTGCATTCGCGCGAGGTCATGCTGCGCGAGCTGTACGCCGCGCCGGCGGCCGAGTCGGTGCAGACCGTGCCCGCGATCGCCGGCGAGGGCAGCGGCGTCGTGTCGTCGCAGAACGAATCGCTGTTCGACGGGGCCTGCAGCACGTGCCAGGGTGTCGGCCAAGTGATGACGGGGTTCAGCGAGGGCGGCGCGCCCATCTTCATCGCGTGCCCCGACTGCCCCGCCGGGGCGATGCGGAGGGCAGCATGAGCGACTTCGACGACTTCGAGCGGCTGCTGCTCAACCTCGGCCACTGCAACGGCGCGCTGAGTCGCCCGGAGCTACAGGCCAAGCTCGCCGACGCCCTGAGCGGCGGGCGCCTGCATCACGCCTACATCGTGCTGCTGCGCGACAAGCTCAACGACGCGCTGCGGCGCGCGGGAGTGCAGTCATGACGTACGAGGACGACTACTGCCAGTTTGACTTTGGCGAGCTCGGCATCAAGCGCATCACGTGCAAGGACGTGGGCGTCGACTGGCCGCCGCCGACGTGCATCTCCGTGCAGATCATGGACGGCAAGAAGCTGATGCGCACGATCGACTTCGAGTGCATCAACCACTCGCAAATCACCGACGAGCAGCGCGCCGGCATGACGCACGTGTGCCGCGGTGCCGAGTACGTGCGTGCCGAGTACGTGCGCCAGGCCGAGCAGCTCGTGCGGGAGAACCCGCGCGCTGCCGAATCGCTGGCGCGCATCAGCGAAGCGCTCGAGCGCACCCCGCAGCGCCGGCGTCGCCACGACTGGAGCAAGCGATGAGCGAGCGCGCCATCATCAGAACGTACCGCATCGACGACGAGGTCACGGGCTACGACATCGTCATCCCGCCGGGGTGGCAGGAGGAGGGCGACCTGCTGCACTGCGACTGTCCCATGGTCATTCACATGGCGGGGTACGCGGGCAAGCTCGCGCACTGGCTCGTCGAGGCCTGGAACAGCCGCGAAGCGCTCGCCGAGTCGGTCAAGCTGCAGTCGCACTACGCGAGCCTGCTGAACATGCACGACGGCGGCACCCGGTACACCTTCGACAGCCCCGAGGCCTGGGTGAAACGCCTCGAGGAGGTCAAGCGGCAGATTGAGAAGGAGCAACCCTGATGAGCACCGTTGCCGAACACATCGCCACGCTCGAGTACTTCGCCGAGCACGGCCACGACAAGCACTTTCGCGACGAGTCCGAGCTGTTCGCGCGCGTGCACTTGGAGGAGATCGCCGCGCTGGTCTTGGTCGCCGAAGCCGCCGGCGCGTGGGCGCGGGGCACGATGACCAAGGCGCGCGCGTACGTGCAGCGCGAGATTGCCGAGGCCAAGCGCGTCGACAAGATCCGGCGCGATGCGCTGCGCGAGTGCCTGCAGGAGCGGCGCGCGTTCAGCGTCCTCGATCTGCCGTTCTTACCCAAGGGCACGCACATCACGATCACCGAGAAGGACTACGTCGACGGGCACGTGGGCCTGACCCTCGTGGACGCGCTATGAGGCAGTACCAATCCCCCAAACCCGTACCGCGTCCGAACGACCTGACCGAGCGCTTCGCGCTGCGGCTCAGCAAGTCGGACCGCCGCAAGCTGATGCGCAAGGGCGGCGCGCAGTGGCTGCGTCAACTCATCCGCCAAGCCTGAAAGGAAGCACCGTGCGAATCCTGATCGACAGCACCAGCAAGATCGTCACGCTCAACGGCGGCGTTGAGGCGCGGATATGGGAAGGCCACACGGCCGCCGGCGTGCCCGTGCACTGCTACGTCACGCGCATCGCCGTGCACAACGATCACGACGCGTCGCAGTTCCAGCGTGAGCTGCAGGAGCACCGCGCACCGAGCGCCGACGTCGTGGCGATCCCGCTGCGCATGATCCTGTGAGGCCGCCATGCAGACCAAAGCTGAACACATCGCGGCGGTGGAACAACTCATCGCACAGCGCCAGGAGGAACGCAGCGACTACTGGGGCGAGGCGTTCGAGGACGTCGTCGCCGCGGCGCTGATCGCCTTCTTCGAGACGAAGCTGCACAAGAACCGCGGGGCGCCGCCGGCCGACCGCATGACGCCCGAGCAGTTCGCGATGCTGCGCTCGATCGGCCCGTACGTCGTCAGCCCCTCGCGCATCTTCCAGGCGGTGTTGGACCCCGAGCGCGACTGGCTTTTCGACGTGGACAACGACCCGCTGCCAAAGCAGGGGCTCACCGGGCATCGCGCCGAGGGGCGCATCTTCGAGACGTTCCCCGACGCGTATTTCGCAGCCCACTACATCCGGCAGGCGCCGGCGCTCGGCCGCTACTGGAACAAGCGCAGGGGCGGCACGCTGTACGAAATGCTGCAGCTCGCTGCCACGAAGGACGGCGTCGAAGGCGAGCGGCGCTACTTCACGGTCACGAGCCGCGGCGAGGTCGCCTCGTGCGTGCAGCGGGTTTCGTCGGCGCACTACAACGCAGGCCATCCGGCCGGGGTCATCGAAACCGACGCGCCGGTGCTGCACGAGACGAGCGTATGGGGCTCGATGACGCTGCAGGCGCTGGCCGACCGGCGCTTTTGCTGGTCGATCACTGCGCGCGAGAAGGGCGCGCTCGCGCACGTGGGCTGCATGCGCGAGGAAATCAAGTCGCTGCTGTACGCGCGCTCGCTGCCGATGAGCGCGACCGGGCGCAAGCGCCCGATCCTGCACTTGGTGGCGGCGCACCAACGCCGCATGGCGGCGGGCACCGATGTCGATGTGACCGCATTCCTGCGCGGCACACAAATCGTCGAGTTCGGCGGCACGGTGTTCACCGTGAAGCCGCCGCCCACACTGCGCCCCGAGGTTTCCAAGAACAGCGGGCGCTACTTCGAGCCGACGCCATGAGCGACACCCCCATCCCCATTGAGCGCCAGATCGCCGCGGTCAAGGACGAACTGCGCATGCGCCGGCACCTGTACCCGACGTGGGCCAACGAGGGCAAATTCGGCATGACGCTCGCGCGCGCCGAGCGGCGCATTGCCGAGATGGAAGCCGTGCTCGCCACGCTCGAGAAGGTGCGCGAGGCCGAGCGCCGCGCGGTGCAACCGGAGCTGCCACTATGAACGCCGACGACTTGGTGCGCTCGCTCAACGATCTGCAGTTCGGGCACCTTGAGCACCGCAACTGCACGGCCGAGTCGCCCATGCCCGAGGCCGACAAGGACAAGTACCGCTGGCACCACCCCGAGGCCAAGGAGGGCATGCCGTTCTTTAACCTCGTGGTGTGCACGTGCCCGCACTGCGGGCTGAGCTTTAGCTGCTTGCCGAGGCGCACATGAGCGAGCCGCTGCTGCGTTGCCTGTACCGGCAGTGCCGCTTCGAGGTCCCCGTGAGCGAGGGCCCGCAGTACTTCTACCGCGACAAGAACGGGCCGCACGGCTTTCGCAAAATCTGCAAGGCATGCTACAGCGAAGCCCCGTGCATCGTGCGCCGCAACGCCGAGCGCGCCGCCACCAAAGAAGCGCGCCGGCGCATGGAGGTCCGCTGATGGTCTGGTACCGCGTCAACGGCTCGATGGTGCACATGCGGCTTGGCCGCAGGGACAAGAAGCGCGCCCCGCCCCCGTGCTGCGCGAAGATCGAAATCGACGGCAAGCCCGAGCTGTGCATGCAACTCGCCAACTTTGCGTGCGACTGGCAGACCGGCGAGGGCACCACGTGCAGCAAGCCGCTGTGCAAGGAGCACGCGAAACCGATCGAAGGCAACCCGGATCTGCACTTGTGCGCCGAGCACGCGATACACGCGTACCTGCGCAGCGGGGGAAAGCCGTGATCGATCTGCTACGCCGCCTGTGGGCCGAGGTCGAGGACCATCAGCGGGACTGTCCGCAGTCTGTCGTGAGCCAAGCGATGGAGGACGAGGTACGCGCCGCGCTCGAGGGTCAGCCCGAGCACATTGCGTCGCCGCGGTGCTGGTGCGCTCCGGTGATCCACTCGACGGACCCCGTCACCGGCGTGTCAGTGTGGGTGCACAAAGGCAAGCAGTGACATGCTGACCGCGCGCGCCGTCGCCAAGCTGCTCGGCATCAGCCGCACGCTGGTGTACGCCGAGCACCATCGCGGGAAGCTGCCCGGGTACCGGCACGGCGATGCGCTACGCTTTGCGCCTGAGGACGTGGAGGCGTACCGCAACGCATGTCGATCCGATGGGACAAGCGGAATCACCGCTGGCGCTACGAGTTCGACCGCTACATTGAAGGTGAGCGGAAGCGAGCTAACCGCCTGCTTCCGCGCGGCTGGAGTCAAGCCCAGGCTGACAAATTCGACCGCACCGAATCGGCACGCCTCTACGCCATTGCGACTGGCGTACAAGAGGACGACCGACTGATCGACGAGGCCGTTGTCCTGTACCTGAAGGACAAGACGCAGCTCAAATCGTTCAAGGCCACGGCCGAGCACCTTGCGGCGATCGCGTGGGCGTACCTCGGCAAGCCGCTCAGTGCGCTGCACGAGGTCGCGAAGGCGGTGCGCGACAACCCCGTGGGGGAACGCGGGCGCCCGGTGGCACCGGCCACCATCCGCAACCGGCTCGCGTGTCTCAAAGCCGCCTGCAGGCACGCGTGGAAGCACCACGGCATCAGCAAGCACGATCCGACGTCGCGCATGCAGTTGCCGAAGGTGCGCAACGAGCGCCACGTGTACGCCGACCGACGCGACATGCTGCGCCTAGCGCGCGCGGCCGATCGCCGCGACGTGTGCGTGCTCGTCCGCGCGGCGTTCTATACCGGCATGCGGCTCGGCGAGCTGCAGCGCGTCGAGGTCGACGGGGACCTGCTACTGCTGCGCGACACCAAGAACGACGACGTGCGCGCGCTGCCCGTGCACCCGAAGCTGCGCACCCTGCTGCGCTATCTGCCCCTGGCGGCCGACAAGAACGCGCTCGAGCACGGGTTCGACAGAGCTCGGCGCCGGGTCGGCTTGCAGCACGTGCGCATCCACGACCTGCGCCACAGCGCCGCCTCGGAGATGGTCAACGCCGGCGAGGATCTCTACACGGTCGGCACCGTACTCGGGCACCGTGACCCGCGCTCGACGAAGCGCTACAGCCACCTCACGGCGCGCAAACTGGCCGACGCCGTGGGCAAGATCGGGCGAAAAGTCCCGCACACGAAGCCGAAGGCGGCAGCCTGAGAACCGACGCTAAGTCATTGATTTGGCGGAAAGGGAGGGATTCGAACCCTCGTCACGGGTGAACCCGTGAACCGGATTTCGAGAACGGCGCGTGCAGCCCGTGCATCGGCGCTTCCCTCTGTACGCCGTTCACGCTTTGCCCGGTTGGCGTTTCGTGCCGGTCAAAAATCCCCGCACACTTCCGGCCCATGCGCGCCGTCCTGTACTCCGCGATCGACGCCGAGCCGATCACCGTGGTCGAGCTCGACGCGTGGGCCTGGGAGATGCTGCGCCAGCACGGCCGCGTGCGCATCGCGATGCCCGCGCCGCTCGAGGACGGACTGCGCCCCGTCCTGCCCCTGATCCTGACGATCTACGCCGTGCGCCTGCACGGGCTGCTCGAGGGGCAGCTGCTGCTGTTCGCCGACAACGACGAGTTGGCGCTGCGCATGCAGCCTACTTTCCTGCCGGGGCAACGCCAAGCGCTGCGGTCGCGCATCGGTGCACGATGGTGAGGTAGCACTCGGTGCACAGCCATCGCCCACCATAGCCGTAGCAGGCAGGCATGCCGCACAGGCACGTAAACGCGATCGGCACGCGTCGACGCTCGCCATCGATGACGCGCCACTCCCAGTGGTGGAGGTTTCGCTCCCCATGCATCAGGGCTTGCCGAGCGCGGCGGTCGCGCAGCGGTGGTAGATCCTGGTGACGTCGAGCAGCGCGCGCGTCGTGCCCCCGAACGTGTCGTCAGCGAGCGGGGGTAGTTCCCGCGGGCAGCTTGCCAGGATCAGGGGCGTCGGGCCGTCCGCTGAGCGCGGCATTGATGCCCCGCACGACGTCAGGAGCATGCACGCAAGTGCGGTACTCAACCCTTGTCCGAACCTCGCGCTCGACGGCCGCGTGGATCGTGGTGTGCTTGATTTCGATCTGCGCGATCGCATTGGCCGTTCCCTTCTGTGCGTCTTCGAAAGTGCGCTGGCGGATCTGCTCGTCGCGCGTGCCGCGCGCGGTGCAGCGGTCCTCGCCCGTGCTGATGCCGTAGGCGAACGAGCCGATGCTGCCGAGCAGCACCGCCACCACCGCGATCAGCGGCCCGTAGCCGCCGATCATGCGAACGCCCCTTCGGTCGCGAGCTCGAGCGACAGCGATTCGTAGTGCTGGCGCCGCTCGTTGGCCGCCACCATGGCCGGGTTGATCTTGCGGGTCACTTCGTCGATCAGCGCCGCGTCCGCGAGCGCCAGGCAGCCGCGCGACACGAAGTAGTGCGCCGAGGTCAGCACCGCGTGCAGCGGCGTGGCCACGAGCTCCGGCTGCTCCTCGTACGGATGGCCGAGCGCCAGGGCCGCGGCGCGGTAGTTCGCGCGAAAGGTCAACTGGAAGGTGCCGCGGCCGCGAAAGCGCCACCCGTCGCCGCTGGCGAAGTCGCCGTTGCCGTAGCGGTTGGAGTACACCGTGTTGGCCAGCAGCGGCCCGTTGCGCAGCAGCTTGGACGCCTCGGCCAGCGAGGGCACGCGCGAGCTGAACATGGCGCGCACGCGCTCGGGCGTGGTGTAGCGCAGGCCCTCCTCGAGTCGCGACAGGTAATTGCTTTCATGCGTCGCCTGCGCGATGAACGCGGCCACACGCGATCGCGTGTCGATCTGAAAGCGCGGCAGGATGTCTGCCATCAGCGGCGCGAAGACGCGCGCGATGGTCGGCTCTACGTGCGCTGCAAGCAGCGTCTGGATCGTCACCATTTCCCCTCCCCCTTTGTGTTCTTTATGCGGCCAGTGCTGTAGCGCTCGGGTCCGCGTCCTTGCGCGGGCGTCGTCGTCGGTCGTTGCCGTCCCACGGCTTGAGCGGGTCGCGCTGGTCCATCGTCACCTTGTGGATCCACACGTCGATGAACTCGCGCTCCTCCTCCGTGAGGTCCATCCACTGATTGCGGCGCAGCACCGACCACGCGTGCATGTAGGGCTGGTAGCGCAGCTCGGCGAAGGGGATCAGCCCCGGGATGACCGGGCGATCGCGCAGGTACGAATCCACGCCGTTGCCCCACAGATGGCCGTGGTGTCCGCCCCAGGCCACGCCGAAGCGCAAGTGGCGCAGGTCGTCGCTCATCGCTTGTCGCCTCCCCACACCGTGGTCGGCCAGGGCAGGCGCGACGCCGGCGGCGCGTGGTGCACGGGCTCGATGTAGAGCACCAGCACGCGGGCGATGACGATGACGATGCCCGCGTGCGTCAGCAGCTGCGACGCCACCATCAGGCCCACGTCAGGGTCGTCGAACAGGGGCGCGGCGCCCATCGCGAAGCCGGCGCCCATGGTGGCCAGGCCCACGCGCATGCCGGCGCTCAGCGCCAGCCACGGGTTGAGCGCAGCCCCGCCCACCACCACCATCAGCAGCGCGCTAAGCAGCGAGTTCGCGATGGTGAGGTCGACGCTCATACGTCAGTAGTCCAGGGGCGGGAAGACGAGCACGCCTCGCTTGCGGCGCTCGCAGTGGCGCTCGAGCGCTTCCAGCAGCTTGCGCAGCCGGCGCGCGAGGCGGCCGATAAGGCTGTTCAGGGCATCCATCGATCGATCGTGGTCCTTGGCGAAAGGGCACGCCCGCAAGCGACCGAAAACCAGAGCTCGCGGGGGATCGACGGTTCGGTAGCGGGCGTGCGTGCCCCGGAATTGTCCGGGTTAGCGGTCGCTCGCGGTTGAGGGCCAGCAAAGGCCCATGTGCGAAGGCCATTCTGACGGCCCCCGGGCATGGTGCCGGGGGCAGAAGTCACGCAACGAGGCGTTTCAGCCGCCCTGGCCCGACTTGAAGGCAGCGGCCGAGCGCCCGTCCGTGAAGACGTTGTTGGCCAGCCTTTGCTGGCCGTGCAGCCGGTCGACGAGCAGGTAGCCCTCGAGCTGCCAAATCTTCTGCCGGGCGTGCTCGAAGGCGATCTTGCGACCGATGTCGGGGTTGAAGTTCTGATGCGAAGCGCACGCGCTTTCGCCGATCACGGTGAACCCGTTGCGCAAGATCAGGCAGCACACCGTGTGCGCGGTACGTGGAAACACGTAGTACTGCTCGTCGACGATCGTCGCGTAGATGTCGGTGGGCGTCAGGCGCGGGGCGGTCAGCTTGGCCGCTTGGATGAGGTCTTCTTGCTCCTGCTCGGTCATCGGAAGTCTCCACTCAGGTCACGTGAGGTCGGGAACTTCACGCCTCCCGCGCGAAGGCGGTCCATCAGTGCCGGGTGGATCACGAACATCGGGCCGCGGCCGCCGAGCATGCCCATGTCGAGCTTGTAGACGCAGGGCTCGTCGACAGTGCCGAAGCGCTTGCGCCACTTCTTTTGCACGCGCGCATGGTAGCCACCTGAGCGGTCCCAACGACGTTTTTTGTGGATGCGCGCCGGCACGGCCTTCACCGCGAGCAGGCTTTCGCGCAAGCTGACGCCCATCCACGAGTGCACCGGGCCGCCCAAGAACATCCGAGGCGCGAGGTCGGCCTGCACCTTCAGGATCGCCTTCAGCGCGTCGCCGGTGCGGATCGTCGTCGAGTTGGCGAGCGTGTTCACGAAGTGGGTGCGGCCGCTACGGCGGGCGCCGCTGATCCATATCACGGTCTGATCGTCGCCGGCGCTGAAGTCGATCCCGATTTCCATGGTGGCAGGCCCACATGATGACGAGCAGCATGACCGCGTGCGAGGCAGCCAGGCCGGCGCCGGTCCATCCGTAGCTGACGATGAGCCACGCGTAGCCTGCAACGATGGCGAGGGTGCCGATCACTGCAGGATTGTGCCGCGCAACTCCTTGGGTGTAGAGCGCAGGAACCTTTGCTCACGCGTGCGGTTCATGTCCTGCACCCGGCCGCGGATCTGGCGCGGCGAGATGCGGATGGGCGTGCCCGGGTTGTCGCGGTTCCACTGGGCGAGTTGCTTGCGCGCCTCGGTCACCGTGTCGGCGTCCTTCTCGGCCACCCCGCGCGCCCACTTGTCGGCAATCTCGTCCTCGGTGACCTTGGCGAGGTTCTTCTGCTGGTCGGCCTGGTGCAGCATGCGCGACTCGCGCGCCACGTGCGCGGGCTGGAAGCCCAGGAACTTGACGAAGGCGTCCGTCTCGTCGGTGGGCCGCACCTTGCGCCCCTGGTCGTCGCGGTACCAGCCGGTGTCGATCATGTCGGCCGACTTGCCCATGTTGCGGAACGCGGTGGGCAGGAACTTGCTCGGGGTGCCGTCGCTGATGCCCCGCGCCACGTCGCGCGCCATGCCGCCGGCGGGCCCGAGTACTTCGAGTACTTCGTCCTGCTTGCGGATGTTCGACTTGAGCAGCAGGCTGGTACCGGGGATCAGGTTGCCCAGTCCCATGCGCGCGCTCACGTCGAGCGGGAAGCCCGGAAGCGCGCTGAAGCCGTGCAGGATGAAGTCCGCCCCGCCAGCGCCGAACACTTCGGTCAGGAAACGCTGCTTGGCCAGCTTGGTGTTGGTGTCGTAGCCGAGCGCCTGCCACAGCGTATCGAGCAGGTCGTCGAGGTCGTCGGCGCCGGGCAGGCCCTGTACGCCGGCGGCCAGCATCAGCACCCCGAGCGCGAGCATCTGCTGCTTGCGCGGAAGGCGCTTGAGGAACTCCACGTAGCTGATGCTGAACTGCTTGAAGGTGAAGATCGTTGCGCCCACCGCGCCGCGCGCCCAGTTGGGGCGGTTGCCCTTGTTGTAGACGCCCTGCGTCTGCTCGACGGCCTCGATGGCGAAGTCGAACGGGTTGGCGATGCCCTCGGCGGTGGCGGTGTTCCACGCGGCGATGAACGTCGAGCGGCGGTTGAACTGCTCGGCCAGCGAGAACAAGCTCCCCCACGCGAACAGCACGCGGCGTATGGCCTGGTTGCTGCCGAGCCCGCGCGTTGCCTCGGCCTGCAGCTGGTGGATTTCCTGCGGCTGGATGACGCCGTCGCGCTCGGCGCGGTGCAGTGCGTCGCCCAGTGCGCCGGTCTGCCTATGCAGGGATTGCTTCGTAGCCTGCATAACGCGCGCCGCGGCCTTCACCGCGCCGCCCCACTGCGCGAGGTACGGGTACGTCATGGTCAGCGGCTGCGTCATGTTCACGAGCGCCGACGCGACCGAGCCGCCCAGGTACTGCACGAACAGCAGCGAGCGCACGTGGCGCGCCTCCTCCTGCGGGTGCTTGATGTAGTCGCGCAGCTTGATCGCCTCGTCGATGACGCCGCCGGTGACGCGGCGCTTTTCCATGTCGGCGATCGCCGCGTCGAGCCCGTGCATGTGCAGGTTCAGCGAGGACTGCCGCGCGTTGGACGTCACGAACGCGGCCAGCACGCGGCTCGCGTCCTCGGAGTAGCCCGGCGTGCCCTTGCGGTGGATCAGGCGCTTGAGCGCCGAGCGGTTGGCGATCGCGAGCTTCAAGTACTCCTGCATGGCGTCGGTCTGCTCCATGCCCGACAGCTCGGCGAACAGCGCGACGGTCTCCGGGTTGAGCCCGTTGAACAGCTTGTACGTCTCCTGCGGCATCTCGTTCTGGTAGACGTGCTCGCGGGGGGTGCGCCGCTCGCGGCGCGTGCGCGCCAGGGCGTTGGCCTCGCGCTGGCTTTCGTGCAGGGAGAAGTGGATCGTCTCCTCCTCGCCGTCCGCGTTCGTCTCGGTCACGTGCACCGCGTACTTGCCGAAGCGCATCAGGGGCGCGTAGCCCTCGCGTTTCAGCTTGTCGACCTTCTCGTACTTGGTGGCCACCGCGGCGCGCACCGTCTCGGCCTTGTCGCGCGCGGCCTGCGCTTGCCCGAGGTCCTGCTCGTGCTGCGCCTTCATGGCGTCGAGCTCGTCCTCGAGGCGCTGCTCGATCGACAGCATGCCGCCGGCGCGCACCGCGGCGCGCTCCTCGCGGTGGCGCGCGTGCAGTGCCGCCAGCTCGCGCCGGTTGGCCAGGCGCACGCGCGCGAGCTCGGCGTCGGCCTCGGCGAGCTTGTTCTGTAGGTACAGCGTCACGAGCCCCTTGAAGCGCCCCACGTCGCCGTCAGACACCATGTCCTTGAAGGCGCGCGGGATGCTCGAGTCGGCCGCGAGGTAGCGCGCGACTTCGCTCGCGACGAGCGTGTCGAGCGAGCGATCGGTCGCGGCGCGGAACTGCTCGTACTGGCCGATCTGCTTGGCGTTCAACCCGAAGCGGCTGGCCAGCTCGCCGGCGCCGTAGATGGTGTCGGTCAGCGTGCCGGTGAACACCGCCGGCGCGAGCGCCTTGGCGTCGGCGGCCGACAGCGCGATCGGGCGCCAGATGTCGCTGAACTGCTTGAGCTGCGGGAGCAGGCTCGGTGCGTACTCGGCCGCGTCCTGGGCGAACGCGGACGTGTCGTGCATGAAGTCCTGCGCGCCCTCGTACACCGGGCGGAACTCCGCATTCACGCGTGCCTTGTGGAACTGCGTTCCCACCGACCGATGCCACCAATTGAAGGTGCCGGGCTGCTTGTTGAACAGGTCGGCGATGAGGTTGGACAGCCCGCGCTTGGTGGCGGCCTGGCGCATCGTGTCGAGGAACTCGCCGCTGCGGCTGAATGCCGGGGTGTCGGTGGCGTCGGGGCGCTGCGTACCGCGCTCGATGAACGCACGCGCCGGCAGGATCAGCTCGCGAACAATCTCGTCGTCGGTGAGCTCGAGCTTGAAGCCCGCGCTGCGCAGCCAGGAGCGGATGGCGGCGATCGCCTTGCGCACCCACCCGAGCGTAGGCTGCGTCTCGGCCATCTTGGCGAGCACTTCCTCGGCAGCGATGCGCCGGTCGGCCTCGTTGGCAAGGTCGAGTCCGTAATGCTGCGCTGCGGCCTCGAGGTCGGCCTTTCGCATTTTCGCAATAGCGTCGAGCAGTACTGCGAAGTCCTTGCCGAACGTGCCGCGCAGCCCGGCGTGACCGAGCACTTCGTGCAGCAGCGCGCGCGTGGCCTGGTCGGTGTTCGCGATCTGCGGGGCCACGAGGTACACGGCGCCGCCGAACTGGAACGCCTGCGGGTCGCCCTTGGCCTTGCCCTCGCGCTGGCGCTTGTCCTCGTCGCGCACGGCCTGCGGGACCATCGCGTCGTTGAGCCCGCCCACGACGTACACGCGCGGGGCGTTGGCCCACTGTGCTGCTATCGCACGCACGTGCTTGCGCAGCACGTCGGCCGGGAGCCCGGCCCCGGCGTCCTCGTCGTCGCGGCGGAACGGCGGCGTGATCGCGCCCGTTTCGCGCGCCCACTTCTCGATCGCCTCGCTTTCGCGCACGCCGCCCGCGGCCGCCTTCTTCGCCGTGTCGCCGTCGTCCTTCAGCGAGTCCTCGAGCCGCTTGAGATCGGCGTACTTCTCGACGAGCTCCTGCGTGTACTCGAAGGGGGCGCCGAGCTTCTTGTTGAGCCGCACGAGCTCGGCGTCCGCGCGCGTGATGCCGGCCCGCGCCTGCGCCAATTTGCCCTCGATCGCATTGAGCGGGCGGAACAGGTTTTGCGCGAGGGCGACGGTGTTGGTGTCCGGCGGCAGTTGGCCGTCCGAGCTGAAGATGTGCTCGCTCAGCGGCCCGAGGTCGAGGTAGACGACGAAGCCCTCGGGCTTGTCCTTGTTGTTCATGTACGGGCGCATCTTGATCGGCATGCCCTCGATGCTGCCGAGCTGCGTCCACGCCTTGCTGTCGTCGCCGGTGCGCTCGAGGGCGACGCGGTTGAAGGCCCGCTTGAGGGCTTCGCCGAACTCGCCGTGCTTGGCGTAGTGCACCGAGCCGACCTTGCCACCGTCCCACGACACGTAGCGCTCGCCGATCGCCTTGAACGCCGCGGCGAGCTTCTTTTCCTCGGCCGTGTGCGAGGCGACGTGCGACTGCTCGGTCTGTACCGCCCACTTCACGCTGATCTGCTCGCTCGCGTGCGCGGCCTGCAAGCGCTCCAGGCGTTCCACGTCCTGCTTCAGCCCGGCGAGCTGGATGGCGCGCGGGTCGCCCGAGGCGAGTGCGGCGGCCTGCTCGTACAGCGACGCCTCGCTCAGGTCCTCCATCGTGCGCAGCGTCTTGTCGCCGGCAAACGCCTGATCGATGAAGCGCTGCTTGCGCGCGACCATGTCCCACATGGTCGAGTCGTACGAGCCCTTGGTCGTGTACCAATTGATGCGCACGACCGGGTTCTGGTTGCCCTGGCGCAGGATGCGGCCGTGCGGCTGCTCGATGTCGGCCGGGTACCAGGGCGCGTCGAAGTAGTGCAGCATCGACAGGCGCTTCTGCACGTTGACGCCGGTGCCCATCTTCTTGGCCGAGCCGATCAGCACGCGGATCTGACCGGCGCGCATCGCCTTGAACACCGCTTCCTTCTTGGCGTCCGAGTCGGCGTCGTCGAACCACGTGATGTGCTCGCGCTTGATGCCCTTCTCGACGAGGCGTTTGGTGAACGCGGTGCGCGCGTTGAAGCCGCGGTTGGTCTGGCTCGCCTGGCCGAACCCGAGGTTGTAGAACACCATCTGCGTCGAGCCCTTGACCGGCTCGTCGCGCCCGTCGACGTCCTGATAGGAGTTGCCGGCGGTCGCCTTGTACTCGGCGGCCACGGCATCGCCCATCTCGGTCAGCTTGGTCGGCGTGTCCGCCTTGACTTCGGCGCCAAAGAACCGCGGGTCGAGCGACGCGAAGCGGCCGTCGCTGATGATGGCGATCATCGGGTCGGGGTTGGGGTGCCCCGGGCGCTGCCTGAACGCGCGCGACGCGGCGACGCGCGGCTCGAGCACCGTTCTCATGTAGCGCTGCAGCGCGAGGGTGGCCGGCACCACCACGAGGTTCGGCTTGCCGCCCTCGAGGTCGGGGCGCTCGACGAGCGCGCCCAGGTGCTCCGAGTTGAGCACGTCCATGAACATGCGCACCCGGCTCATCAGCTCGGGGATGTTGACGAACTTCGCGAAGCGCGTGACCGGCTCGTAGACGCCGGCCGCGTTGGCTTCGAGCGCCGTCACCGACTCGGCGAACTGCCGGCTCCACGCGTCGAAGGTCGAGATGCCCGAGCGCTCGAGCTCGGCCTGCGCGAAAAAGCGCATCACCGTGTAGAGCTCGCCCATCGTGTTGGTGACCGCCGTCCCCGAGGCGAACGCCATCGAGCGGCCCGGGCGCCGGGCTTCGAGCAACCGTGTCTTCACGTACAGGTCCAGCGCGCGGCGCGACCCGGTGGGGTCGATGCCCTTGATCTGCTGGTTGGTCGTGAAGTCGAGCTTGCGGAACGTGTGCGCCTCGTCGACGTAGACGAAGTCGACGCCCATGTCCTCGAAGTGCGTCGTCGAGTCCTTGGTGCCAGCGCCCACGATCTTGTCGAAGCGCTGCTTGGTCTGCTCGATCTGCTGCTCCAGGCGCTGGCGCTTCACGCGCTCGTCCTTGCCGGTGTCGTGCAGCGCGGCGTGCAGGTCGCCGACGATCGCGTCGCGGATCGGCTTGACGCTTTCTTCCTTCACGCCGATGCGCTCGAATGCGCTGTGCGTGATGACGATCGCGTCGGGTGCGTTGAGCGTGGCCGCGGCGACGAACGCCTTGCGCCGTTCCTTCGAGAAGTTCTCGTCGTCGGCGACCATCACGTTGGCCAGCGGGTACGCGTCCATGAACTCGTTGGCGAACTGCTCGAGCATGTGGTTGGGCACCACGTACATCGGCTTGCGGATCAGCCCGAGGCGCTTTTGCTCCATGCCGCCGGCGATCATCTCCAGTGTCTTGCCGGCGCCCACCGCGTGCGCGAGGTAGGCGTTGCCGGTCTGGATCTGCCGCCAGATGGCGCGCAGCTGGTGCGGGTGCAGCTTGTAGCGCAGCGACACGCCGGGCAGCGTCAGGTGCGAGCCGTCGAAGGCGCGCGGCGCGATGTTGTTGAACTGCTCGTTGTAGAGCTCGACGAGCTCGACGGCGCGGTCGGTGTCGGTCCACACCCACGACTTGAACTTCTCGCGCATCTTGCGCGCCACTTCGTTGGCCGCGGTGGTGGCCTTCTCGGTGCGCTCGCGGTCGATCTTCCTGTCGCTGTCGAGGATTTCGACCTTGATGACGCGGCTGTTGAGCACCGCTTCGAGAATCCACGACGGCGAGCGCAGCGCAGTGCCGTACTCGGAAGCCGTGCCGCCCTTCCAGCGCGACGTGGAGCCCTCAACCTGCCAGGTTTCGGTCTTGTGGTCGAAGGTGACGTCCCCGGCTTCGAGCACCTTGGCGAACACGTCGACGTGCTTGGCGGGCACCCAAGTCGTGCCGAGCTTGACCGTGATCTGCGACGGGCCGAGCTTGTCGGGCTGCACCGCTTTCAGGGCCTCGACGTTGCGCTCGAGCGCGGGGTCGGCGGCCGCAGCGTCCATCGCTTCGGCGAGCTTTTCGACCACGTTGCCCGACAGGTACTCGTCGGCGAGCTGCCACTGCCCCTGCGGGGTGCGGTAGACCTGGTTGCCGAGCGCCTCGATGGTGTCGTCGCGGGTGAGGTTCAGGCGCTGCCCGATGTCGTCGAGGTCGAGCTTGCCGGTTTCGTCCAGCGAGACCGCCAGCGCGTCGCCGATGGTCTTCACGTCGCGCGTCACCGGCTTGCCGATCGTGCGCTCCTTCAGGAACGTCGCCTTGACGATGTCGCCGGCCTCGGTCTCGGTTTCGAGCGAGGTCACGACGGCCGCGTCGTAGTCCTCGCGGAACAGCCGGCGATTCTTGTAGACGCGGGTCGCGGTTTCGACGACGTTGCCCTCGTCGTCGGTGGACTTGCGGACCTGCACGCGAAAGTCGAGCAGCGGCCCGTGCGCCTTGCGGAACGCGTCGTAGGCCTTGTTCAGCTTCTTCAGCGCGCCTTCCCAGTCGGCGTCGACGAACTGCGCGGCGCGCGCCTGCTGCACGAGCTCGCGGATGCCCACATAGCCCTTGAACCACTGCGCGTCCTTGTCGGACAGCTTCACTTCGTCGGCCAGCGCCTTGCCGGTGCCGTCCTTGACGCGCATCAGCGTGCCGTCGTCGGCCAGGTACACGACCCCCTCGCGCTTGACCTTCGGGTCGAAGTCGATGCGCGCGGTCTCGCGCTTCACAGTGGCGCTGTCTTGCTGCAGCGGCGAGTAGGCGTTGGCGGGCAGTTGCTCGACGGCCTTGGCGAACTTCGCGTCGAGCTCGGCGGCGCTGTCGTCGTACGAGACGACCGTGTACTCGCCGTCGCTGCGCAGCCCGCTGATGTAGCGGTCGCGGTCGTCGCGGTGGCCCGACAGGCGCTGCTGCCCGAGCACCATCTCGGGATGCGCGGCGAAGTACTCGTTGACGCCCACCGGGCCGTCCTTGGTGTCGATCTTCGTCACGCCCTGCCACGCGGGGCCCGCGCTTGCCTCCCCGGGTGCGCGCTTGCGCAGGAAGATCACGTCGGTCACGACCTTGGTGCCGGCGTTGTCGCTGAAGGCGGTCTGCGGCAGGCGGATCGCGCCGAGCAGATCGGCACGCTCGGCGAGGTACTTGCGGGCCTTGTCGGTCTGCTTGTCGAGCGTGTAGTGGCTGGTGACGAACACGAGCAGCCCGCCCGGACGCACGCGGTCGATGGCCTTGGCGAAGAAGTAGTCGTGCAGCGACAGGTTGAGCTTCGCGTACTCGGGGTCGGCGACGATCTTCGTTTTCGCAAACGGCGGGTTGCCGATGGCGATGTCGAAGTAGTCCTTGGGCACACGGCGCTTGGTGAAGTCGTCGTGCAGCATGTTCTGCTGCGGCGACAGCAGCCGGCTGATGAGCGCGGTCGGCCCGTCGAACTCGATGCCGGTGTACTTGCTGCCCTTGTGCAGCGCGTCGGGCATCAGCATCGCGAACGAGCCGATGCCGTGCCCGGGCTCGAACACCTTGCCGCCGGTGAAGCCCAGGCGCTGCACGCCGCTCCAGATGGACGCGACGATGTTGCCGCTGGTGTAGTGCGCGTACTGCGTCGATTGCAGGACGGTTTCCTGCCACTCGCGCGGCAGCGCGTCGATGCGCTCGGCCAGCGCGCGCCAGTTCTCGTCGTACACGCGCGAGGGCCAAACCAGGCGCTGCGGCTCGCGCTGGCGGTCGTACTCGGTGGGGATCGGGAACAGCTTGTTGCGGATCTCGCCGGCGCCAAAGCCCACGTACTTGGCGAGCTCGCGCTGCTCGGCCGGCGTGGCCGGGCGCTTCTCGGCGTCGATCTTGCGCGCGAGGTCGATCAGGTCGACGTTGCGTCGGGCGGTGTCGTACCAGCTTCCGCTTCGCTCGAGGTCGGCGGGGGTGGCTCGGAAGTCTCGTCCTCGCTTGGTGTCGGCAGGTAGTCGCTGCACACCTGCTGCCACAGGACCATCCGATCCGTGTTGTACGTCTGCAGCCCTTCCTCCGTCCCCCACTTGTTCGCCCGCATCAGGCGATGCATCAGCGCGCTGTCCGCTTCCTCGAAGGTTTCGATCATCTGCTCGTCCAGGCTCGTCGCGCGGGCTTGCAGCGCCTCGGACTGGGTCGAGCTCGCGTACTCCTTCGGGTACACGTCCGTCAGCCAGCGGCTTATCGAGCGCAGGCGCAGGGATTGCAGCGGCGGGATCATTTGCGGGGGCCTCTGGTGTTGGAGTTTGTTCCGTTGGGGGAGTTGCGGCAACAGTGCTCGCACCCTCGTTCGCGGCATCGGGGACTTCCGGTTTTGTGGAAGTGACTTCATGAATTCCTGTATTCGGTGCCTCGATCGGCTTCCCCTCGGGGGTCCATGCGCGCCCGTTGTAGGAGATGTTCGCGACGTGCTTGCCCTGCGCGTCGACCACGCGCACGCCATCGCCGACAGCGCTGGCGCCAGCGCCCTGCTTGACTGCCTCGAGCCGGAACGCATCCCACTTGCGCTGCGCGTCCTCGATCGACTCGACGGCGTGGCGCTGGCCGTTCCACTCGGCGAACAGGCCGCCCGATGGTGCGGGCAGGGTCTGCGCGGCCTTCACTTCGTCGCGACGGTCCTGCAGGGTGCGCTTGCCGCCGGTCTGCTGCGCGGTAACGAACGACGGCAGCACGTAGCCGACGCCCGGCTCGTTCGGTACCTGCTGGATGGGGCCACTTGGGGCAACCTGGGCGGAACTTGGGGCAACCTGGGCGGCGCGCTGCGCGTCAAGCGCTGTGCCGGCAGACTGTGCAGTCTGCGCGCTGACTGCTTGTATTTCCGCGTTCGCTTGATCTGCGGCCTCGGCGCGGCGATCGGCTAGGGTGCGCTTGCCGCCGGGGCGAACTTTGGTTGTCGATGCCTGTAGGTGTACTTGCCCCGCGGCAGGCTGAGCGCTTTCTCCACGCTCAGCCCCTTGCGCTGCAGCCGGTTGTAGATCGTCGCGGTCGGCAGGCGCAGTTCCTCCGACCAGGCCGTCAGTGTCTGCGTCCTTCCTTGGAACGTCAGCAGTCGGTTCTTGCGCATGTTGTGCGCTTGTTCCTTCCTTGTCGCCCACCGCACGTTGCCCGGCTGATAGTGGCCGTCGTTCTCCCTGCGGTCCAACGTATGTCGTGGACTTGGTCGAGGACCGACTGCCTTCTGGAACGCCAGAAAGCTGTCCCGCCACTCCGGGCAAAGCTGCACTCCCCGGCCCCCGTAGTTGTGGAAGTACGGGTTGCGCGGGTTGAGGCAACGATCCTTCACGTTCTGCCAAAGACGGTACATCGGCGTCTTGCTCAGACCGTGACGTTCCGTTCGGGGCTTCCCTGCCATTGCCGCTCCACTGAGCTGCGGGCTTGCGCGTTGCCTTCTTGTCGAACACCCACTGCTTGAACGCGTCAAACGCCATCGGCGTGATCGACTGAAGCCCCTGCCAGCCCGGCTCGTAGTTCGACAGGTAGGCGGTGCGCGCCTCGGCTTCGTCGTTGAAGCCTAGCATCACTTTCGCTTCGTCGAACCCCCCATCGGGGTGCTGTTGATCGACGACGAAAACAGGGCCCGCGTGTCCCTCCGGGGTACCGGGTTTCGCGAACACATCGACGTGGTCCTTGTCGGCTCCGACGCTGCCTTTCACGAAGCCATAGTGATGCTCCATGACGGTCCGCCACTTCGGCGGAACGTTGGCCTTGTCCTCGCGCACCGAGCCGGCCGGGTTCTCGAATGACAGGTCGAGCCCCGGGAACGTCGTGTTGTCGTGCCCCAACTCCGCGTTTCCGGCCTCGATCTGCCCGCGGGTCGGCTCGGGCTTGCCGTTGGTGGGCGATGCCGCGGCCTGGTGCGCGTTGGCGTCGAGCGTGACCGCCGGCGCGGCGCGCTGCTCGAGCGCGTCGATTTCGGGGGCGACGTAGCGCGTGAACGCGTCGGCCGCGTCGAGCCCGAACTCGCCGGCGTAGTCGTCGAGCTCGCCGCGGTTGATGTCGATCGACTGGCGCGCGGACTCGCGCAGCCCCTTGATCTGCTTGGGGGTCAGCTTCTTGCCGGTGGCGTCGGCGCCGGCGTCGGCCAGGTCGAGGTCGGCCCGGGCGGTGTTCTGGCCGTGGCCGATGGTCTGCGCGACATCCTGATGCCACTCGGCCAGGGCGCCGGGCATGTCTATGTCGTCGATGCCCTCGAAGACCGACAGGCGGCCGACGCGCGCCAACTCCTCGAATTGCGGCGTCGGGAAGGTGGTGTCGAAGTCGTACGCCGGCGTCGGTGTACGTTCGTCCACCGTGGGCGCGATGGTCGCAGGGGGTGCGATGGTCGCACCTGCGATGGTCGCAGGGGTCGCAGGCAGCGCCGCCACGGCGCGCGTGATCGGGCCTGACGGCGGCGGGTTGCTGCCGTCCTGGCCCAGCAAATCCGTTTGTGGCCCCTGCGGGGTTGAAACGGGACTAACCAGGGCGGCAGCGGGGTCGATCGTAGCGGGCGCCGGCGGCGCGCTCAGTGCCGGGTCATCAGCAACTCGTCCATCTGCGCCAGCTTCCAACACTGCTGGAACTTCACCAGCAACTCCAGCGGGCAGCGCCGGCGCTGCGGCGAGGTCCTGGGGAGCCTCGCGAAGTGGTCGAGCACCATCGCCTCGTCCTCCGTCATCGCCTCGTACTGCACCAGCTCCTGCAGGCACACCAGCAACATCGCCCACTCCCTTGTCGACGCCGCGCGCGCGCAGCACGTACCCGCCGTCGACCTGGGCGATGGCCCACTCGTCGGGGAACTCCTGTTTCGCGCCCGCGCGCCGCGCCTGCAGCGGGGTTCGGAAAGGTTTACCGGTCGGGTCGAGTACATCGGCGACCTGGGGACCGGGCGGGGGCGGCGGCGGTTGCGCTTGATCGCGCTCCTTGACGATCTCCTCGTACGCCGCGTTGGTGCGGCGCATGCGGTCGAGCGCGAGGTCGGGATCGATGGACGCCGGCGGCAGGGTTTGCGGGGGCACGAAAACGGGTGCCGGCGGGGCTACGTCGGCCGCCTTGCCACGATCGTCGCCCTCGCCCTGTGCAGGTACCGGCGCCGGCGGCACGCCCGCCATAGCCCCGCTAATCGGCGCGGGGGTGGGCGCTCCGGTGTCGGCCTGCTGCGCCTCGCCCTCGATGCCGATGTTGACCGCCTTGGACAGCGGCCCGGCCGGGGGCAGCGCCTGGTCGCGCAGCGGATCGCCCGGTGAACGTTGTGAACTTGGTGAACTTGAATCCCCGGGGGGCGCAACGGGCTCGACGGGTGGCACCGGTGCGGCGGGTGCGGCGGGTGGCGGCGTGTCCGACGTTCCCCGTGAAACGTCGGCCGGCGCCAGCGCGGAGCTGAGCGCGGCGTGCGCACCGCCCACGACACCCCCGCCGACGCCGCCCATGATCGACGACAGCGCCGTCTCCTCGAGGCTGGCGGGGTCCAGCGGGTCCTTGAACGCGCTGACTTGCTCGATGACCGACTGCGCCCCTTCGGTGGCGCCCTCGACGAGCACGTCGCGCCCGGCCTGCGCGGCAATCTCCTTGCCGGTGCGCGCTACCGGGTTCAGTCCCTTGAAGATGATCCGGCCTTCCGGACCGAGGCGCTCGAGCGCGGTGGCCGCGACGGCGCCGCCGAGCGCGCGCGGGATCGACTCCTGGCCGCCCTCGATCTGCTCGTCGCGGATGCCGCCGTACTCCTGCACGAAGATCGGGGCGAGCCCGCCGATCGCGCCGCCGATCAGTGCACCGCGCCCGCCCGCGGCCTGGCCGCCGATCTTGGCGCCCAGTGCAGCGCCGGCCATGCGCGAGGGAACGCCGGCAGCGATCTGCGGGACCATCTGCCCGACCGACTCCTTGACCGTCAGCCACGGCTTTTCGACCACGTCGCCGAGACTCGTGATGCCGGCGGGATTGCGGTCGACGATCCCCTGCCCGGTGTCGCGGATCTTCTCGGTGACGACGTTCGGCCCGGTGATGTCGTCGATCGCGCGCGCGACCCCGGTGAGCATCTGCCCGCCGGTGCGCTTGATGGTCGGGACGAAACCCGGCTCGGCCGCGGCCGGCACGAGGTCGTCGAACATGCCCGAGCTCGGCGCGGGTTTGGCCTTCGCGCCAGGGATCAGGTCGTCGAACATGCCGGACGGCTGCTCGCCGTCGCCGGGGATCAGGTCAGCGAACATCGGGCGTCACAGCGGCTTGAAGCCGGCTTCTTTGAGGCGCTTGTTGACCACGTCCTTGTTCGCGCCCTTGGCGATCGCAGCCTTCGCCTCCGTGTGCGCGTCGGCCTCGGACACCACCGGCTTCGCCTTGTCCGCCTTGGGATCGCCCGTCTTCTTGTTGTAGACCACCGCGGGCTTCTGCAGCACGGTCATGCCGTCCGGACCGATGAACTGCCCGCCCGGGGCGTGGCCGTACTGATCCTCCTCGCGCTTGGCCTTCTCGTTGGCGGTGGTGGCGTCGGTGGCGTAGCGGCGCTCGCCGGCGTTGATGCTGGCCGCGCCGGTCGTGCCCTCGTTGGCCACGCGCTGCTTGCGCACGTCCTGCTCGCCCTTGACGTTCTCCACCGCGGTGGTGGTGCGCACTTCGGCGTCGTACGGGTTGGCGCGGTCGATCGCGTAGCCCTGGCGCTTGGCGCCGTACTCGGGCGCACGCGCGTCGGACACGTCCTCGGGTACCGCCCTGCGCACGTTGGCGGCGTAGCGCTCGCCGGGGTTCACCACTTCGACGCCCGAGCCCTGGAACGCGTTCACGTTGGCGGCGTTGGTGTAGACCGGCTGCACGTCGCCCTCGGCGCGCATCGGGGACAGGCGGGGACGCGGCAGGGCCGCGTTCGGGTCCGCCTGCATCGGTTGGCCCTCACCCGCGCCGAACTCGGCCGACACGTACTGCACGCTGCCATCGGCGCCGGGCACGGCGTACACGGGCGTGCGCGGGCGGGCCAGGTCATCAGCCGTCAGGCCGGCGGGGTTCTCGGGCGGGATGAGCCCGAACGGGGCAGCGGGGCGAGGTCCCTGGTCGATGGCGGCCGGCTGCGCCGGCGCTGCGGCCGGTGCGGCGCGTGGGCGTGGTGCGGCGGGGGCGTAGTCGCCACCGTTGCCGGCAGCCTGCTGGCCGCCACCACCGATGCGGCCGCGCTGGCCGCCGATGTCGTACGCGAAGTTGTCGATGACGCCCGTCGCGCGCGCGTCCCGTTCAATGGCGTCCCATACCGCCCTGTTGTCCCCGGAGGGCCGTGGGGCGTCGATCGCGGGCCTGGCCGCCGGCCGCGGCGCCGCCGGCGCGGGCCGGGCGTTGGCGCGCAGCTCGGCCGCGCGGCCGCTGGCCAGCTGGTTGTCGCCCATCTGGAAGTCGCCCCCCTGCGCGTAGCGCACGACGCCCTGGCCGAAGTTGTATGCCTTGTTGACGAGGTCGGGCGAGAAGTAGCCGCCGATGCCGCCCACGATGGAGCCCACGGGGCCGAACGCCGCGCCGGCCAGCGCACCCGCGCCGGCGCCGGCCAAGCGCGCACCGCCTTCGGCGACGCGACCGGCTTTGTCCATGTCGGTCATGCCCGGCGTGTTGACGTCGTGCGCAGTCTCCAGACCTTCATACGCCACCCCGAGCGGGGCGAGCGCGCGGCCGGCAGCGCGCGTGATCGGCGCCATCGCGGCGCGTGCGCGTCCGGCCCATGTCGTCGGCGCCGAGTCGATCGCGGCAGCGGCAGCAGGCGCGGCAGCGGCCACGGGCGGCGCCACGTTGCGCGGCGGCGGTGCGGGTGGCATCGCCGGCGGCGCGGCGGGTGCAGCGGCGGGGCGTGCGAACGCTGCGCGCGGATCGCGGTTGATCTCGAGCGGCTGCGGCGCGACGCGCGGCTGCGGGCCGGCGTTCGGGGGCATTTGCACGCCCGGGCGCGCCGGCGGCGCGTCGATCGCGGCGGGGCGTACCTGGGCCATGCGTTGCTGCACCGCGTCTGCGTTGGCAGCCACGCCGGCGCGCGGGTCCGCAGCGGGGCGCGGCTGCAGGCGCGGGTCGGTGACCGGCTCGCGCGCGGCAACCGCCTGGCGCACGTCGCCCTGCGGCGCCTGCAAGCGCGGATCTACCGGCGGGGGGTTGGCCACCGCGGCGCGAATGCGCATCCCCTCCTGATTGCGCGCAGCGCCGCGCTGGTGCATCTCGTCGCGCAGCTCGTCGATCGTTGCCATGTCGCTCCCTCGTGTGTCGTGTGTGTTGTGTGTGCTGCGTCAGCGGTCGATCGTGTAGCTGAACATCGACGAGACGGGGTCGAGTGCGCCGTCCAAGCGCTCCTGCATCGTCTTGCCCGCGCGCACCACGGCTTGCCCGCCGCGGATCGTCGGGCGCCCCGCTTGCGCTCGCGCGAGGTCGTACGCGGTACGCGTCGGGTAACCCCGGTTGGGGTCGCTGTTCTGCCCGTAGTGGGGCGTGTCGTCGAAGCCGTCGATCGAATACATCGCTCAGTCCGAATGGTTGTAGTTGTGGTTGACGCTGAAGTTGCCCGAGTGCGAGGAGCTGACGCTGCTCGTGTTGCTCGTGCTGTTGTTCGCGCTCGTGCCGTGGTGGATGCCGCCCGACAGGTTGATCTGCGACAGCGCGGCCGCAGCGACGCGCGACGACGCTTCGGTACCGGCGGTGACCGCGGCAACCAGCAGCTGGATCTGTGCGCGCAGCCGGTCGATGTTCACTTCCGCGGCCTTCAGGCGCAGCTCCCCCGTCTTCATCGACACGTCGGCCGATGCCTTGTAGACCTCGGTTTCCGATTCGACGCGCGACGACTCCCCGCGCACCATTGACTCGAAGACCTTGCCGTCCACTTCGTACACGTTGGCCAGGGCACGCACGCGCTCCGTTTCGGCCTTCACGAGCGACTCGAAGCCCTGCGACTGGGCCTTGTACAGCTCGATGGGCATGCGTTGATTGACTTCGATCTGTGACGTGATTTCTGCGACGAGCGCTTCGACCTGAGCCTTGAAGGCCTGCACGCGCGAGTCGTAGGCCTGCGCCTGCACGCGGTACACGTCGGCCTTGCCCTTCTCCCCCTCGATCGACGCCCTGTAGATGTCGGCGTCCACCCCGGCGGCCTGGATCACGCGGCCCACCCCTTCGAGCTCGGCGCGGTACCTGTCGACCTTCAGCCCCTCGGCCTTCACGAGGGTATCGACCCCGCCAAGGCTTGCGCGGTACCTTTCCACGAGTGCCTTGAGCAGCTCGAGCGGCATGCGCTGCTTCACGTCGATTTCCGAGGTCTTGCCGGCCACCAGCGCCCGCACCAGCCCGTCGAACGCGTCCACGCGCGCCTTGTAGGCCTCGGTGTCGATGCGGTAGATGTCGGCCTTCTTGGCTTCCGCCTCGACGCTCACGCGGTAGGCGTCGACGTCGGTGGCGCGCGCGCGCACCTGTTCGCCGAACGCGCCCACTTCGGCGCGGTAGGCCTCCACGCGCGTGCGCTGCACTTCGGCCATGGCCGTGCTCGCGCGTACCGATGCCTCGTACAGCGCCGTGCGCGCCTTGCTCACTTCGATCGGTACCTCGGTGGCGAGCTTCACGTCGATGTTCTTGGCCGCGATCGCCACGTCGCTGACGACCTTGAACGCGTCGACCTGCTTGCCGTAGGCGTCGGTCTGGATGCGGTACACGTCGGCCTTGCCGCGCTCGGCGTCGATGAGCGCCTTGAACACGTCGATCTCCAACGTGCCGGCCTGTACCTGCTTGCCGTAGGCGTCAACTTCTGCAGCGTAGGCCTGCACTTTGGTGCGCTGAAGGTCGGACGCGGCGGTCGCTGCGCGCACCATCGCCTCGTACACGGCGGTGCGCGCCTTGTGTACCTCGATGGGCACTTCCGTCGCGAGCTTGACTTCGATGTTCTTCGCGGCGATCGCGCCGTTCAGGTTGGCGACGAAGGCCTCCACGCGGCCCTTGTAGGCGTCGACCTGCAGGCGGAAGGTGTCTGCCTTCGCGCGTTCTGCTTCAACGATCGCCTTGAAGATGTCCACGTCGAGCGCTCGAGCGCGGATGAGCTCGCCCTGCGCGTTGACCTGGGCGGTGTAGGACTGCACGCGGGTGCGGTCCACTTCGGTCGCGGCGCTCAGCGCCTGCACCGTGTTGCGGAACCCCTCGGTGCGCGCCTTGAACAGCTCCAGCGGGATGCGCTGGCGGATGTCGACTTCGCTTTTCTTCTCCTCCGAACGGGCGTTGAGCACGGCGGTGAAGCCCTGCACGCGCGAGCTGAAGGCGTCGGCCTGCACCTTGAACGTCTCGGCTTTGCTCACTTCGGCCTTGACCTGGGTGGCGTAGGCGTCGTACTCGCTCGCCTTGGCCTTCACCACTTCGCCATAGGCGCGCACTTCCTCGCCGAACGCCTGGATGCGCGTCTTCTGCACTTCGGCGTTGGCCTGTGCGGCACCGACGCGGGCCTTGAACAGCTCGATGACGGACGTGGCCGCCTCGATGCGCGCGCGGTACAGCAGGACCTGTTGCTCGTTGATCTGCCCCACGAGTCGCTGCGCTTCGATCTGCGCTTTGAAAACCTCGAGGTTGGCGAGCTCGGCCTGCACCAGCGCCTTGAACACTTCCGCCCGCGCGAGGAACGCCTGCACGCTGGCCTGGTAGCCGAGCACTTGCGCGCGGAACACTTCGATGCCGATGGTGGCGGCGAACTTCGCGGCGTCCAGCGCGCGCGAGGCGATCTGACTCGTGTAGTTGATGAGCCCCGACTCGACGCTCCACGCCTGCTCGAAGGCGAAGCGCCGGTTGGTCTGCTCGAGGTTGGCCTGCGCGATCGCGATTTCGCGCGAGCTGCTCACGAGGTTGTCGTTGAGCTGCTGGCGCGTGCGCTGCAGCGCGATCGCCAGGGCGCCAGGCGGGCGCGTGAAGCCGCGCACCGCGAACTGGCGCAGCACTTCGTCCGTGCCGAGCGCCGCGGCTTGCTCCTCGCGGTCGCGCATGCGGTTCCAGATGCCGTCCTCAACCGCCGGCGCGAGCCCGGTGGCAGCCCCGTTGACCCATTCGTGCAGGCGATCCCGCAAGTCGGTCAGCAGCGTTGACGCGTAGGTGTCCTCGGCAAACGCGAACGACACGGCCGGCGCGGTGGGCACGTCGGCCAGCGTGGCGGTGAACTCGGGCAGCGCCAGGGTGGGCGCCGGCGGGATCACGAGGTCGGCCAGCGTCGGCACGTCGGGCAGCACGAGGTCATCGGCTGTCGGTACCACGATCGCGTCCAGCACCGGCGCCACCGGTACCAGCGCCGACAGGGCGGCCGGCACGGCGATGTCGAGGTTGAGCACCGGCTCGACGGCGGTGAACTCGGGCGCGGCGCCGATCGCCAGCGGCGACACGTCGGCGAGCTCGGGCGCGAGCGGCGCGGTCGGGATGACGAGGTCGTTGACCACCGGGGCATCCGGCAGCGTCAGCGTGAGCCCCGTGGGCCGCGCGATCGCCAGGTCGAGCACCGGCGGGGTGTCGGTGAACTCGGGCGCGGTACCGACGACAAGCGCGTCGACGGCGCCGACGACAAGCGCGTCGGGCGCGTCGGGCATGACCGCCTCGGCGATCACCGGCGCCACCGGCAGCAGGGCGGCGAAGGCGGCCGGGCGCGCGATGTTCAGGTCGATGGCGGGCAGCGCTGCCGTGAAAGCGGGTGCGTCACCCACTATGAGGGCGGCGACGCCGTCAACCGCGAGCGCCGGCGGCGCGTCGGGCAGCGCGAGCTCGGTGATGGTGGGGGCGATCGGGATGACCGCGGTCAGCGCCGCGGGGCCCGCGATGTCGAGGTCGATCGTCGGGCGCACCGCGTCGAACACCGGCACGTCGGGGATGACAAGCGCGTCGACCGCGTCCAGCGCGACAGTGGCCGGCGCCTCCTCGAGGAGCGGCGCGGCCAGGTCGGGCGCGGCGGGCAGCGTGAGCGTGAGCGCAGCGGGGCGCGGCAGGTCGAGGTTGATCGCGGGCAGCACCGCGTCGAACACGGGCGCGTCGCCGGCGTCGAGCGCCGTGACCGCGGTGAGCGTGGGCACCACGGGCGCCTGCGGCACCGCCAGGGCGATGTCGGCTGGCGCAACCGGCGTGTCGGGCAGCACGAACGCGGCGATGGTGGCGGTCAGCGGCTCGAGCTCGAGCTCCACGTCGGGCACGTCCGCGATCGCGGTGCCGATCGCCTGCAGGTTGGCGATGTGGTCCTGCGCGGTGGCGAACGCGGCGGCGGCGTAGCCGGTCGCGTTGATCCACCCCGACGTGACAAGGTCGGTGCTGTCGACACTGACCGCAGGCGTGCGGTCGATGACTTCTAGTGCGCCGGTTTCTTCGATAGCCATGGTTCAGGTACTCACGTGACGGGCACTTCGACGGCTGCCGAAGGCACTTGACCGATGTCGTTGGGGGTGGGGCAGGGCAGCCCCTCGTCGGGGATCACGCCGAGCACGCTGAAGGCGCCGGGCACGCGCAGGCTGACTTCGGGGTTGGCGCTGGTGAGCTCGGGGTTCACCGCAGCAATGCCGGCCACGCCCATCGCGTACAACGTGCCGTAGTAGTCGCCGACGTTGAGCACGAGGTCGGTCATGTCGATGGCCGTCGCAGTGACCACGATCGCCGGGCCGACGCCGTAGTTGGTGACGATCATGTAGAGCACGCCGTCGCTGACGCCGACCGAACCGAGGATCTCGGCCCGCTCGACGAGGTCGGGGTGCAGTGGCAACCCGGTTTCCACCGGCGGGGCCCAGCTGTCGCGGTTGGCGGCGATCGGGTACTCGTTCGGGTCGCCGAAGATGCTGTACGGCGCGCCCTGATTCACGGTCATGTTGGCGTAGGTGATGGACGCCACCGCGATCACTTCGTTGAGCGGGATGCTCGGGGAGATGTAGGCGCCCGAGGTCGGGAACAGCAGCCCCACGAAGGTGACTTGCCCGGGCGAGTTGACTTCGCACTCGAGCCCGCGCGGCCACACGTCGGGCGTGAAGCCGTGCGAGGGCAGCAGGTACGGCTTGACCGGCTCGACGATCGCGCTGCCGGCAACGTCAACCTCGATCGCACCGGACCACCAATTGCGCCAGTGCGGGTTGGCTCCCACTTCGAACGGGCAGTACAGCAGCCCCGGGTCGGGCGGGGGCTGGCCGTAGGGCTTGTGCAGCCGGAAGTAGTCGCTGCCCGTCTCGATCGTGACACGCCAGCGCTTCTTGATCGTCCACGGGGCTTTGCCGACGTGTACTTCGATTTCGACGACGGTCGGCTCGCACACTGCGGTCGCGATGCCCACCTTGATGATGTACTTGCCGCCGAGCACCATCGGGGCGATGTTGAAAAACTTGAACATCTCCACCAAGCGCAGCAGGTCCACGCCGTTGCGCTCGCCGGTGTCGGTGGGCCACTCGCCCGGATCGGGATCAACCGTGCACGTGTGCGTCCACAGCGGGTACTCCAGGCCGTAGCGAAAGCGCTGCTCGCGCGGGCGCGTCTGCTTCGGGTCGGGAATCCACGGCGCGTCGAAGCAGTCGACGTTGCCGTGCGAGTTGGGCACGTCCCAGGTGTGCAGATCGCGGCCCCAGTCAGCGCTGGTCATCCACATGCCGTGCTCGGTGACCATGACCGCGGACTGCGCCTGCGAATGGCCCGTGCCGGGCATGGAGCGGCTCGACTCGCCGATCCACGTGTGCCCGGTCAGGGGCGGGTGCGCGTCGTGCGAGTGGTACGTCGACAGGAACGCGCCCGGCTCGCCGTTGGCGCCGTCCGGCTCGTACACGAGCAGGATCAGGTGCTCGTCGTCGACGTCTTCGCCCTCGTGGATGCGCGCGCCGACCCAAAAGTACTGCCCGCGCTTTTCCTTGCCGCCGGGCGTCGTGTCGACGTGGTGCCAGCGCACGTCGATCCATATCTCGTCGACGCCGGCGGCGCGACTGATCGCGCGCAACGTGGCGCCGTCGACCCAACTCGTGCGCGTGGTGTCGCCGATCAGCTCGGTCTTCACTTCCAGCGGGTTGTGGTCGACCTGGCGCTCCTTCTGCGGAACGCCGCTCGCCTTCACGTCGGCCAGCAGCAGGTACGCCGCTTTCAGGTAGCGGTCATGCACCGGCTGCGCTGACTGCGCCTCGCCGTTGATGAAAAACCGCTTGCGCACGGCCATGTCCGTCATGGCACGCGCCTCGTGAGCACTTCCCAGTCGCAATCGATACGGTCGATGCCGAAGTCGACGCCCTCGATGTTCTCGAGCGTGTGGCGCCAGTAGCGCCCCTTCAGTCCCTTGCCGATCTTGACCCGGTTGGGGTGGAAGGCGTCGTTGCCCGTGGCTTCAAGAACGTACTCATAAGCATCGCCACCATCAACCTCCACTGCCAGCCGCAGGTCTCCGGCGGTTCGGTAGCCGACGACCAATCGCGCGCAGCGGCGAAGCTGCGCATCCTTGTCATCCGGCAGCGGATACACCAGCCGTGCGTCGATGGCGACTCCGTTGTCGGTAGCGGCGGCCACTCCGACGACAAAGAGTCCATCCTCATTGGCTGCCAGGGTGACGGTTCCGAGTCGGGCGTAGGAGTTGAAGGCATTGTTGGTGTCCCCGACGAGTGCAAAGCTGCGCGTGTTCATCGCGAACGTCTGCCCCTGCTGCGCGGCTGCACCCGCCGCCGGCGGCGTCAGGTCCTCGAGCGTGGCGGTGCTGACTGCGATCCACGCGGGCAGGGTGAGGATCGACGAGCCCGACAGGGATGCGCCCGCGGCCGCGCTGTCCCACATGGGCAGCACGAGCTCGGACGCACCGTAGGTGCTTTGCGTGGATCCACCCGTGCCGGTGACGATGGGCAGGGTGAGCGTCGACGTGCCGACGCGGTGCGTGATGCCGGTACCGGCCGCCTCGAAAAGCGGGAGCGTCTGCTGCGAGCTGGCCAGCGCGCCGCCGGCGACGCCCGTCCCGCTGATGGCGGGAAGCGTCTCGCTCGAGGCGCCGATTCGGCTGGAATAGCCCGTGCCCGTTGCGGTCAGGGCCGGGATCGTCTCAGCGGAGGCGCCGGCGTTGACGCCCGCTGGCGTGCCGGTGGACGCCGCGGTGATCGATGGCAGCGCCTGCGTCGACGTGCCGAACTGCTGCAGGCGCCCGGTGCTATTGCCGGTGATAGCAGGCAGGGTGTCGGCCGACGTGCCGAAGCGCTGCGCCAGCGCGTTGCCGGCCGCCACGATGAGCGGCAGCGTCTCGGCCGAGTTGCCCAGGACCTTGCCCTGCGCGACGCCGGCGCTGACGGCGGTCAGGGGCGCAAGGGTCTGCGCGGACGTGCCGAAGCGCTGCGAGCCGCCCGTGCCGGTCGCTGTGATCAGGGGTAGCGTCGCGCTCGATACGCCCGTGCGCACGCCCTGCGCGGTGCCCGTGCTGGCCGCGGTGATCACCGGCAGCATGTCGCTCGACGTGCCGATGCGGTTGGTGCGGCCGGTGCCGGTCGCGGTGATGACGGGTAGCTCAGCCGATGAGCCACCGACCACGACAACGGGTGCGGTACCCGTACTTGCCGCGCTGATCGGCGAAAGCGTCTGCGTCGACGTGCCGATGCGCTGGCTGTAGCCGGTGCTGCTGGCCGTGATCGACGGCAGCGTCTGGATGCTCGACGCCGGCGCCGTGGTGGCGCCGCTCGAGCTCGCGATGATGTCAGGAAGGGTTTCGGTGGACGTGCCCGCCCGACCCGCCGCGCCGGTGCTCGACGCGGTAGGGATCAGGATGGGCACGGGGGCCCACGATTCCCCACTGCCGGTGATGGCCGGCAGCGACAGGCCGCTCGTACCCGGTTGCCCGGTGACGCCCGTGTCCGTGAGCGAGGCGAGCAGCGCCAGCGTCGTCGTGACTGACGACGTCGCAAGGTGCCCCACCAGGCCGGTGGAGTCGGCCGTGATGGGGGATAGGATCTGGCTGCTGTCGCCCGTCGAGTCCATCGACCCGACCTATCAGGCTGCCGGTACCGTGCGCGACCAGGTGTTGAGGGTCGTCTTGGCCGCTGCGGTCAGCGTGGTCGAGCCCGTCAGGTTGAGCTGCTGGCCCGACGTGCTGATGGCGCCGTCCTCGCGGATGTGCACGCCCGAGCTGTCCGCTGCGCCCGTGTCGGCGACCGACCCGTACATGCGGTACCAGCCCGCGGTGCCGCCGGCGGCGTTGGTGCCTTCCCAGGTCTGCGCCGCCAGCTTGGCGATCGCGCCCGACGCTTCGGTACCGAACTTCAGGCCGTTCACCGGGGTCACGCCGGCGACCACGGAACCCATGTTCACGTCGGTCTTCGTCAGCGTGGTGACCGTGCTGGCGAGTACCAGGGCGTTGAAGGTCGCGCCGGCGCCGCGCGGTGCGGTGACGGTGACGGTCGAGCCGGACAGCACTTCCGCTTTGACGTTGAGGTACGTCTCGTGGTCGTTGATGGCGGTGGCCAGATCCGCAGCGGTCTGCGCGAGCGACGTGTTGAACGGCACCGCGGCTGCGATCAGCGAAACGCCGTCCAGCGTGCAGGTGTCGATCGAACCCGACGCGCCGGTGTTGAGCGCGATCGTGCCGGTGGCGCGTACCTCGGCGGTGTGCGCGCCGTTGTTGTTGGTGACCGTCACGAGGAGCGTGCCGCTGACGGCCGTCTCGGGTGTAGCCGGCTGGCTACCCGTGTAGATCTCGATGCGTCCGTTTTGGAACGCGGATTTGAATGAGCCGCCCGCAGCCAGGTGGTTGCGCAGGCCTGTTGAATAACGCAAGGTCATTGCGTGTCCCTCCCTCGTTGTGCGGCGTTGCCGCGGTTAAAAAACTCGTTGTCTTGGCGCTCTAAGCGGCGCTGAACAGGACTGTTTTCAGGTCCTCGTCGAAGTAGCCCGCGCCGTGTCCGGTGAGCGCGAGCGGGTGGCGTTTGTGGGTGAGCGAAGCGACCGAGCCGTCCGACATGCCCGCGTACAGCCCCTTCGGGGATGCCCACACGGGGATGTCCTGCTCGTCCTTGCCCTCGCCGAAGTACTTCCCCGGCACGTACACGAGCGCGCCGGCGACGACGCCCTCGTTGTGACGCGGGCGCAGCTCCATGGCCGCGGGGTCGCCCCCGGGCAGGAATGCGGTGTGCGTGCTGGTACCGACGAACATGCCGGCGCCGTTGCGCAGCGGCATGAGCATGCGAACTTCACCCTGCACGGGGAGCTCGGCGCGGTAGTCGAACAGCTCGGGGCTGAACGCAGCGCTCGGCACGACCGAGTCGCCCACGCCGAGCCACATGCGGCCCGCGTGGTACGCGATCGCGCTGGCGGGCACCGGCGGGCTCATGTGCTGCGTGCCGAGCGGGCTCACGAGGTCTATACCCGAATTGGTATAGCTGCCCGTGGCGCCGGCGGCGATCACCGCGGCGCGGTACATGACTTCGCTGCCCGCCTTGGACAGGTACAGCACGGCGTGCGTGACGTCGGTGGCGGTGGGCGCGACGATCTGCAGGCCGCTGTCGGCCGCGAGGTCGATGACGTTGGACAGGCCTGCGCCGCCCTCCTGGGCGTCCGCGCGCATGTACGTCAGGGTGTACTGATAGCGCCCGGCGGGCAGCAGCCCGGCGACGCGCGTGGCCTGGATGCGCGGGGGCACTTCAAGGCCCCACGAGCGATTGGTGTTGCCCTCGATGCACCCGAGCTGCAACCCGTTTGTCCAGTAAACACGCTCGTTCAGCGGCTCGTAGTGCAGCGGCGTGCCGGGCAGGCCCGACAGGAGCGTGATGGTCGTGTAGTCGGCATTGATGCGCCTGAGCGCCCCGCCGATCACGCCGAACGCTCGTTCGCCGTCGCCCCACAGCGAGTGCGTGACGCCCGACAGCACCGACGTGCGGCCAGGCCGGCGCTGCGCGCGCCCGCTTTCGTCCAGTCGCACGTTGAGCGCTTCGATCAGGTCGCCGATCGCCATGCGCTCCGGGTCCACGTCCGAGCGCAGCCCGAGGAACTTCTCGATGCGGGCGGTACCGGGCTTCATCCGAGCTCCCGAAACCGGGTGCGCGAGCTGCGCCGATCGGCACGCTTGCGCGCGACGTTCGCGTCGGGGCGCTGGCCGAACTCCTCGGTGAACTCGTCGGCGTACTGCTTAGCCTTGGCGTCGTTGCGCGTCTCGGCGTCCTGCTTGCAGTACGACAGGTGGGCCATCCACTTGATGAGCCCGTAGTGCCACTGCTCGGCGAACTCGGGGCTGTCGTCGTCGCTGTTGATGGATGCGAGCGGCAGCCGGAACACGACGAGCGACATGGTCGACGCGGCGCTCGGCTTGGCGGCCAGCGTCGCCTTGAAGGTCAGGCCTTCGCGGTCGAGCGCCAGGTGCGAGGGCGAGCCGGTCAGCGACTCCCACCCGGGCGCGGTGCGGTCGAGCTCCTCGGTGCTGGTGAGCTCGAGCGTCTCGGTGTCGGTCGACAGCTTCGCGCGTTCCACGTCGATGATCGACGCGTGCAGCGCGTAGCCGGCGGTGTTGGCGACCACGGCGACCGAACAGACGGCCGCGGTGGTCGAGTCACGGATAAGCCGAGCGCGCGCGGCGGCCTCGCGGTGCGCAGCGTCGAGGTAACGCTGCGCATCGTCGTCGTCCCACAGGTAGGGCTGCGCCTCGTCGTCGACGAGGGAGCGCCACGCCGCGAGCAGCTCGGGGCGCTTCACTCCTTGTCAGCCTCGTCGTTGGAGATCTTGTCCCACGCCGCATTGCGCTCGGAGGCGCTGACGGCGAAGCCCACGCGCTCGCTCAGTGCGTTGGCGTCGACCTTGCCGTCGCGGGTGAAGTCCTCGGGCTTGGCGTCGGCGATCATCTTGCGGATGGCGTCGTCGATCACTTCGCTTTTCGTGCGCTCGGTCTGCTTGGGCATCGGCGCGGCGTCCATCCCTTCAGGGATGCAGCCCTCGGCGATCGCCTCGCGGTGAAAGCGCTGCTCGAGCTCGCCGAGCTCGGGGCCCACGACGGCGGTGTGACTGCTGGTGAGCGCGAGGTAGACGGGTTCTTGGGTGGGGGAACGGAATTTCATGGTGGGTCCTTGTGGGGAGGGTTAAAAAGCGCGCGCAGCCGGTGAAGACCGCGCGCGAAAACCCCAATCAGTTGCTTGTTTGCAGCTTGTTAGCGCGCGGATCAGCCTTGCGAGAAGGCAGCGCGACCGTCGACGATGTACTGAATGCGCACGCGTCCAGCACCGGCCGTTGCGGCCGTACCGACATAGGTCGGCAGGATCTTCAGCTTGTTGCTGGTGGCCAGCGCCCGGTACCCGGTGACGGTCAGCGCAGTGCGCGCAGCCGTCTTCAGGTCGATCGCTGACGCGGTGTAGCGGTCGTCATCGAGCGCGTCGCCGAACTTGAACGTCGCAGTCGTGCCGGTGTCGAACGCGGTGTCGACGATCAGGTCACCGCCGATGATTTCAGCGCCGACCGGAAGATCGATCGCCTCGATCGCGACGGCGGTGGCGCCGAGCGTTGCGAACGTGAACGGGATGTCGGCGTGGATGACTTCCTGCCGGCCCGAGTCTTTTGCAATTGCCATGTTGTGTCTCCCTTTTCAGCAACACGAGGGCGTGCCCTTTTCGGGCACAAAAAAGGGCCGCACCCCTTGGCGTGGGGTGCAGCCCATGGCCTGCATTACTGCAGGTAGTGGTCGCAGGTGACGATCCCGAAGTCTTGCGAGCTGCCGTCGTAGATCGAATAGAACTTCGACTTCAGCAGGCCGAACATCTTGTCGATGTTGATGCCCTGCTGGCTCCCGTACTGGAACTCCTTTTCATTCCATTCGGGAGCGCCCAGGTCTGCGAGTCCGAGCGCCTGCGCGCCGCACAGCAGCGAACGCGTGCCGTTGATCGCCGAGCCCGCGCCCCACTTGGCACCCGATGCGGCACCCTTGGTGTGGAACACGAGGCGGTGCTCGTGGATCGCGACGCCGTCGATGGTGACGGTGGCGCCGGTGAACCACGGCGAGTCGGTGCCCGACTTCGTCGCAACGCCCACGACGGCGCGCTGGTAGTCAGCGTCCTTCTTGAGCGCGGCCAGGGTACCGGGCTGCACGAACAGGCAGTAGTACTCCTTGCCACCGCTCATGAGCGGCTTGACGTAGTGCTCCTTGGCGTACGCGACGAGGTCGACGATCATCTTGTACGAGGGCACGAAGGCGCTCGTGACGGAACCCGTGGCGCTGGTGGCCAGGGCGGTGCCGTCCCACATCAGCGAGCGGGCGCTCGAGGGGGCGACGACATCGGCGGCGAACGACAGGTTCGGGAACGGCGAGCCGGTGCGCGTGGCGCCGTTGTTCTTGTAGCTGAACGCGAGTCCCGACATCATCAGGAACGCGAGCTGATCGACGCGGTTGGCGAGCCAGTAGGCCAGGCGGTCGCGGCCCATCTCGCGGAACTTGATGACCGTCTTCTGCTCGGCGAGCTTGCCCTTGTTGCGTACGCTGTGCGTGATCAGGTCGATGTTGATGACCTGCGCGTACGACTGCATCGCCTCCTCGTTGCCTTCGCGCTCGTTGTCTCCGATGACGCCGTCTTCAACGAGGTCGGCAACCAAGTGCATGATGCACTGCTCGCCCTTTTCGGTCTTCGTGAGCTCGGTGATTCGCTGGATGACGTTGTTCTCGTCGGTACCAGTGAACTTCTTGATGAACATCATGTCGCGGGCGGCGCTCCAGACGTCGCGGCTCCACACGAGTTTTTGCTGCGACGTGAGCGCAGCGAAGTTGGTCAATGACATGGGTTTCCCTGTGAACGTGGATATGGCTTTGCGCGAGCCGTACGCCGCTCACAGCGCGAAAGTCATGCGTTCCGGGAAGGGGGTGCACGTGACCCGCTTGTTTAACGCCTCAAGCTCGGCGGATACGCCCCTTTGTGGGGGGCGAGTCCCCCGGGTGAAAGGCACCCGGGAACCTCCTCCAACGCGTCAGTCGCCTTCGTGGCGAGCTTTGCCAACCAACCTACTCAGGTACCCCCGACGCGCTCCTCCCTGCTTGTTCTTCGTTCAGTCGCCGCGCAGCTTCTTCTTCTCCGCAAGCGGCAACCGCGAATACTCGTCGTCCGTCATGTCCTTCACATCACCCACACGGGCCGGTACCGCCGAGCGGTCACCCACCCCTGTCGGAGCGGCCGGCTGAGCTGCAGCGGCGCGCGCGTTGCGTGCGAGCTGCGTTGCCTTGCGCGGGTCCACTCCCGGTGCTGCGGCCGGCGTTGGGGATGCTGCCGGCGCTGCTGCCTGCCTCGTATCGGACAGGTTGAACGTCTTCGCTGCCGCTGCGGCAGCTTCACGCAAGGCAGTGTGCAGTGGCTTGCCCTGTTGGATCAATTGGTCACGCTTCCAAACCACGTACTCGATTGCGTCGGAATTGGCGGTTGTGCTCTTTTCGTCGAGGTCGGGGTAGGTTTCGCGCATCTCCTGGCCCACCGCTTTGAACGCGTTGGTCGCGTTCTCGGCGCGGATCAGGTCGGCCGCTTCGCGTACCGACTCCTGCCGGATGTGCGTGTTGATTTCCTTGCGCACCTTCAGCGCGGCCTCGTCGTCGCCGTCCACCAGCGCCTTCGTGTACGCGGCTTCCTTGGCGTCGAGGTCGAACTCGGGGGCTGCCGGCGGTGCAGCGACAGCGGGGGCCTGCGCGGGCGCGCCGGCGGCCAAGCTGACGGCCTGGCGCAGGGAATTGCGCTCGGCCAGTACCTCGTTGAAGCGCGACAGTGGGATCATCTGCCCGCGCTTGCCGCCGGCCTCGCCTTCCGCATCGGCTTCCTCGCCTGCTGCGGGTTCCGGGGTCGCTGCGGCGGCGCCCTTCGCCGGTGTTGCTGGTGCCGCGGCCGCCGGGGCTGCTGCGGCTGCCGTTGCCGCCGCCGCTTCCGCTACCGCATCGGGGTCGACCACGTCGCCGCGGTCCTCCGCTTCGTTGCCGTCGCCGGCGTCGTCGTCAAGGTTGAGGGTGTCGACGTGGTCGTCGAGCTCGAGGTCTGCTGCTGCTGCTGACATGGGGTTTCCTCCCGTTGGGGTCGTTGGTTTGGGGTGCGCGGGAGACAGCCCGCGCGGCTGCTTTCAACTACGTGGTTGGATGGGCTTGGGTGGGTTGCCGAAGTCGAGGCGGGGTTGCTGCTCGATGCGCTGGATGAGCAGCTCGACGCGTGCTTCCACGCGCGCCTGCGACTTCTCGATCGCGTCGACGCGGCCCACGAGGGTCAGCGCGTTGGCGCTCCAGCCCACGATCCCGCCGGCCAGCACGCCGGCCACGGCTTTGACGAGGTCGCTCATGGCGCGAGCGCCGCGAAGATGGCTTCGACGTTCTGGCGCGTGCGCTCAGTACTCGGCATACCGAGCACGATCAGGCCGGCGAACAGCAGCGCTGCGCTCAGCAGCAGTGATCCGGTGTACTTCATGGGTCTTCCCTCCTCGTGTGGGCAGTTGGCTGCCGTCTTTGATGTCGAACGCGTCCACGCCGTGGCCGCAGTTGACGTTGAACTGGCTCGCGACTTCCACGGCCTGCGTCGCACTCGCTCCCATCGCGAGCGCACCGATGGCGATGTCGCCGCCGCTGCCCCACGCATAGAAGGGGTCCTCAACGGCCATCGCGTGCGGGTCGTTCTCGTACTGCAGCAGCGGCTCGCCTGGCTTGAGCACGAGCACGCGCGCGAAGTTCTCCTCCGCCTCCTCGTGCTCCTGATACGGCCAGCGGCTGGCGCGCGCGCCGGTCTCCAGCCAGTGTGCGATGGCGAGCGCGCGCACGATGGTTCCCGACAGCAGCACCAGCGTGCCGTTTTTCATGCGGCGCCACTTCTTCGTGCGGCTGCGCGTTTCGCAAAGGGTGGCCTGGCGGTCGATGGCGATCGTCCGACCACAGTAGGCAACGACGGTCATGGTGCATCCCCGGTTCAACCGTTGGAATGCACGACGGTGAGGTCGTCGGCCGCGCTGGTCACCACGCACAGGCCGGTCGTGAACTTCACCCCGTACTCGAGCGTCTGCGCGTTGTCGAGCAGCGTGGCGGGGTTGGTGATGATCGCGATCACCGCGCCGGTCGCGTCGACGCCGTCGTACACGGTGATCACGCCGCTCAGTACCTTCTTGTTGTTCACGACGCGCTCGAGCACGCCGGCACCGCCCTTCACGAGGGTGGTCGCGGCGCCCGCGATGTGGTGGAAAAAGCCGGGTGGGTTTGCTCGTGCCATGGTGGTCTCCCTCAGTTGGTTGGTTGTCAGTCTTTGAACTCGATCGGCAGGCCGTCGAATCGGTGGTGCCACGTGGCCGCGGCGCCTACCTCGGCGAGTAGTTGGTCCCACTGCTCGCGCGTGAGCCGGAACGCAACGGGTTTCAGCCCGGCCTGCTTGATGCGCGTGTGCACGCCGATCAGGTGCGACGCCATCGTCTCGCCGGCGAAGCGCCGTATCCACTTCGGAGCAGCCTGCGCGAGCTCGCGGTTCGCGCGATCGAAGGCTTGCGGGTGCATTTGTGCGAAGTACTCGATCACGGGTGGTTGTCCTTTCGGTCGGCGGCGCAGTAGCTCGGCGGTGTTGCGTTCCATGGCGTTGTCCAGCCAGCCGTCCACGTACTCGTCCACGCTCACGCAGTCACTCCCAGGCCCGGGTCGTTTGGATGCGGCTCGGTCGTGAGGATTCGCTCAACGGGCCAGCCATAGCGCAACCTGTTTTTGATGACGTCCGGCGACCACCCCTTGCGCTGTGCCCACTCGGCACACGTGAGCGTTTCCCCGGCGAAGGTCAGCAGCTTGTTTCGGCTCGTATTGCGAGACTGCTGCGTAGGCGTCGCCCAACGGCAGTTGCCCGGCTCGTAGTTGCCCTCGCCGTTGGGGTGACGATCAAGCGACATGCCTGTGGGGCGCTCCCCCATGTCGGCGAGGAAGTTGGCGAACTCCTGCCAACGCTCGCACACGCGAATGCCGCGATCGAAGTACGCCGCCTTGTTGTCGCCGGTCGCCGTTTCGCTGCACCGCTGCAGCATGCCGACCCATATCTGCCAAGTTGGCGTCTTGGCGTGCCCGTGCTTGAAGTTGCGGCGGGCGGTTGTCTCCGACGCCAGGCACCCGCACGACTGCGAATTTCCCGAGCGAAGGTTCTTCATGTAGACGACCCGCTCGGTACCGCATTCGCATCGACACAGTACTTGACGCATGTCGTTCTTAGAACCGGCTTCCGCCAGTACCGTGTACCGACCGAACTTCTCGTTCATTGAGGCACTCCTTGGTCAATCGTTTCGATGCCATGCATCAAACCTTCACCAGGATTTTGTGTACGCGCGGGGAACAGCGGTGACGTGTTTTCCTGTACGTCAATCGCGCCCGGCATGACGCCCTCGGGCACGGTCGGCACGATCGGCGGCCCGTCCATGTCGATGAACCCGGCCGACTTGAGCAGTTGATCGGCCAGCGGTGCGACTTGCGGCACCGCGGCGATCTGATTGGCGGCCTGCGTGGCGCTGAACATGCCTTCGACGCTGACGTTGACCGACTCGTTCTGCGTCTTGACGGTCTGCGCCTTGATGAGCTCGGCCTTGGCGGCGGCCAGCGGGTCGCCGCTGTTGGCGGCGTTGCGGGCCATCTCCTCGAGCACGTCCTTCTTGCGCGTGAGCGAGCTGTGCTGCACCACGGTCGAGTCGGGGATCGCGACGCCCTCCTTGCGCATCGCAAGGGCCTGCTGGAACTGCGAGTTCTCGAAGGTGACGGCGGCCGGCTGCTCGGTGACGACGGCGTCGTAGTCGCCCACGGTCAGGTCGTTGGCGTACTCCCCAGTCATGGGGTCCATCTGGTTGATCGTGACCGACGCGTCGATCGGCTCGCCGGTGGCGAAGTCCGTCTCGGTGATGCGGATCACGCGCTCGTCGGTGTAGAACTGCTGGATCAGGTCGCGGAACTTCTCCGCCAGCAGGTGGCGCGTGCGCGCGAGGTTGTCGAGCGGCAAGCCGATCTGCTGCTGCGAGGCGAACTGCGCGTGCTGGCGTGCGACGCCCGACGTGTCGGCGCCGTCCATGCCGCGCATCGGATCGGGCACGGTGACGTTCTTGAGCGCGTTGCGCGTCAGCTCGATGAGTCGGTCCACGCCCTGCGGTACTTGGTTGGGCTGGATCTTCTGCGGGGCCGCGCTGCCCTTCTTGAACTCCAGCACGAGCCCGGTCATGGCGCCTTTGTGCTCGAGCTCGGCGCTGTCCATGTTGACGAGGCTGTTCTCCTCGACGATCCATCCGCTGTTGGCCGCGGAGTTGACGATGTGCACGAACTGGCTCAGCGCCTTGTTGTTGGCCTGCTGCGGGCCGATCGCGTTGTCGACGAGTCCGATCGTCTGGCCGCGGCGGAACAGCGCGAAGTACGGAATGATCGTGAAGCCGTTGTACTCGCTCCACTCGTTGTGCAGCGCGATGTCCATCGTCGAGGCGGTCCAGCGCACGCGCTTTTGCATCGCCTTCGTGCGGATCGCGCCCTGCTCGAGCTCGCGCATCAGCACCGGCGTCGACAGGTTCTCGGCAACCTTCAGGTCGCCCGTGCGCGGGTAGAACAGGCACTGCGTCATCGAGCGCACCCATTTCTGCCGGTCGATGATGCGCACGCGCTGCACGTTGCCCTGGCGGTACAACGCATCGAACCCGCCCGAGGCGAACGCGGCATCCCCGAACTTGTTGCGCGCAGCACCCGAGTCGTCGCCCGAGTCGCCCCAGTCCGCATCCTCGTTGCTGCTGTAGCGCTGCTCGACGGCCTGGCGCGCCTTCTTGCCGTAGTTGCCCTCAACCTCGTCGTACGTGAGCCAGCGCGTCCACAGCACATCGGCCCACCCTTCGGGCTCGTACGTCTTGGCGTCGGGGTCGGGGATGATGTCGAGCGGGTCGGGCACCGTTACTTGGAGGTTGCCCTGCATGTTGGAGTCGAACTCCATGCGCACGTCGAAGTAGCCGCGCTGCTGGATGAGCCCGTCGCCGAAAACCTCCGTCTCCTTCCAGTGCAGGTGCGTGTTGTCGGCGATCTGCATCGTCACCTTGGCGAACGTGTCCGCGCGCGCCTGGTCGGCGTCGCCCCCGCGCGGCTTGAAGGTGATGTCCATGCGGTTGTGCAGCTGGTGACCGATGGCGCTGTTGATGCTCGGCAGGATCTCGTTGAACTCGTACGCCGGGCGCTTCTGCTCGTCGAGCACGGCCTTGTCCTCGGGGCTCCACTGCCGGCCCCCGCCCAGGTACATGCGTTCGCATAGCTGCGCCTGCTCGGTGTAGTTGCGATGCCCCCGGGTCAGCGCGTAGTTGAAGCGCTGCCAGTTTTCTTCTGCGACTAGGTCTGACATGGTGTTCTCCCTCTCAAGCTGCTTGTGCGGTCGTGCCGACGCCCTTGGCGCGGGACAGGCGGTCACGCCACGATTTGGTTTTCTCGCGCACCACGATGCGCTCGGCGAAGGTCAGCGCCACCGCATCGCCCGAGTCGGGCGACGGCAGGCCGAGCTGCTTCATCTTTTCCTTGGACATCAGCACCATGCGCCGGCTGCTGTCGTAGTGGTACTGCACGCTGCACAGGTCGGACTGCAGTTGGTTGTCGTCGGGTACGAGGTTGGGCTTGTCCTTGAACCAATCGTTCATGTCGCCCCAACACTCGGCGCGCCGGTTCACGTACTTGTCGGCGTCGTACGCCTTCTCCCCGAAGTGCACGCGGTAGATCATCGGGTAGCCGAGCTCGATCAAGCGATCGGCGACGCCCGTGCCCACGCCCGTCACGTCCACGCACACGGCGTCGGGCTCAACCTCATCGATCCAACGGGCTACGATGCCCGCCACTTGCATCGTGCCCTTCTTGCTATGCCGCTCAACCCAGTGAACCTTGCGCCCCTGTCTGAACGCGATCGCCGTTTTGTCCTCGCCGTACTCGGCCGGGTCGACGCCCAGGATCTTCGGGCCCCGGTCGAACATCGGTTTGCGCTTGCGCGACTCGACGACCATGAGCACGCCGATGAGCCCCTTGTCGGCGCCGCGCATGAACGCGAGGGTCGGCGTGGCCGGGTACTCCTGGTCGAACAGCGAAGCGTCGCCGGCGAAGTCGTCGACGACCTTGCAGCGCCGCCAGTACATCTGATCGGCACTGAGGTCGAAGGTCGCCGCGTACTCCGCTTCCTCCGCATCGAGCACGAAGCCCGCCGGCGCGGGTTTGCTGTACTCGGGTTGCAGGAACCAGGGCACGAAGATGGCGATGTACTCGCCGTCTCCCTCGATCGCGCTGGTCCACTTGGTGTGGAAGGCGTTGCCGATGCCGTTGGCCGTCGACTCGAAGATCACTTCGGTACCGGGCTCGTCGGGGATGGTCTGGCCGATGCCCGCCAAGTGGTTCAACGCATCGGGCCAGAAGGCCATCTCCGAGCCGTGGAAGAACTGCGCCGTCGCGCTTCGACCCGTAGCACGGGCGCCGGCGGTGGCTACCGTGTACTTGCTGTCGATCTGCGGAAAGCTGAGCTCCTTAGCCGAGTCCTGACCCGTGACCGGCTGCAGTACCTTCGGGCAATGCTCGTGGTACCGCTTGACCATCTCAAACAGGTTCGCGGTCGCCTTGTCCTCATGCGTGAGGATGAAAGTGCGTTTGCCGACTTCGCCCGAAGTGCGGTGGTAGAAGCGCCCGCCGACATAGGTGCTGGCGCCCTGCTGCCGACCCTTCAGGATCATGGCGCGCACCTTGCCGATGCGTTTGAGCTGTTCCTCGAGCGCGTTGTGGATGACCCGCTGCGCGGGGTTCATGCGGAAGCGCTCGATCGCGCCTTTCTTCGTGCGTATGCGCAATACGCGCGGAGCATAGAAAGCGAAGTCGCTGCGCAGGCGGCGCAGCATGCCCTTGTCGGACAGGGGCGGCTCGTCGATGGCGATCTGGTCGCTCACTCGTCGACTTCCTCGTCGTAGAGCTCGCGCAGGCGCTTCTCGTACTCGCCCTGTTCGCGCTCGTCGTCCTTGTCGAGCCCGAACGCGGCGCGCTCCAGGCGCTGCAGGGTGGCCACGGTTGCGGCCAGGCGCGTGACGGAGGCGACGCGCTTGTGCAACCCCGTGAGCTGCTTGAAGGCCTCGCGCACGGATGCGCGCTGCAGCGGCTCGGTGTCCTCGTACACGAGCTTGAACACCGCCTCGAGGTCGGTGCGGTTGTGCGTCGTCGCGTGCAGCTCGCCGAGCATGTCGAAGGCCACGCCGCGCACGTCGCGGATGTCCGAGCGGTGCGCGAGCACGACGGACTTGTTCGCCTCGGCCGCGGCCACGACGGCGTCGGTGGTCGCGCTCACGCCGGCCTGCACCGCATCGGCGATCAGCGCGGCCTTGGTGGCGGCGCGTACTTGGCCCGTGAGGTCTTGCTGCCAGGCGCCGGCCTGCGCGCGCTGGCTCACGGCCTGGGGGGTGCAGCCGTGCTTGCGCGCGCACTGGGACTTGGTCAGCCCCGCGCGGTAGTCCGCCTCGATGCGCGCCCAGTCGTAGGCCTGCGCGGCCTTGCGCGGCTTGCGCGGCTGCGCCGGCGCAGCACTGCGTGTCTTGGACGCAGCACTGCGTCGCTTTGACGCAGCCGGTTTTTGTCCCCGTTGACCCATTCGGGCCCTCCCCTCTACACCACTTCGTCTGCGGAAATTCGGCTTTTAATTCGCTGCAATTGCCGGGTGAATTTCCGCCCCTTTTTTCGTTATGCCGGCCTGGTCGTCGGCCCGGTGCCGTCGTTGCGCTCGGCGTGCACGCTCCAGAACACGAAGGGCATCGCCTCAGTGTGCAGGTCGCGGCCCTTCGCGGCGCGCTCGGACGGGCTGCGCTCGAGCACGGACGAGCACTGCCACATGCCGCGCCCGCCGATCCCCTTGGGGTAGGCCATGCCAGCGCCGCAGCGGCAGCGCGTGTGCGACGCGTAGACGAGCTCCGCGGGCGTGAACCCGGGGCCGCCGACGAGGCGCGCGTCGACCTTGCGCTCGGCTTCGCGGGCCCGGTTGGCGCGTGCGTTGCGGATGTTCTCCGCTTGCTCGAGGATCACGTCCTCCTGCTGTTCGGTGAGGTCGGCCATGTCAGGCCTCGCTCGGCCAGCGGTAGTGCCTGCCGCCGGTCTTCTCGTCGCCGTGCTGCACCGAGGGTTGGAGTGTGGTCCGGGCGCTGTGCGGCTCGAACACCTGCAGGTTGACGCACGTCTCGGGCGACGCCTGCCCGGGCGATGCGTGCACGTACGTGACGATGGCCGCGAGCGGCACGGCCTGCGTCGGTCCCTCGTAGAACCAAACGGCGTCGCCGACGTGCGGCGTGGTGATGTTCAGCATGGGGGGTGTCTCCTCGTTGGTGGTTGGGTGGATCACGATGCCGTTCAGCAGCAGCACGGTCTCCATCGGGAACACGGGGCGCATACCCGGTGCGTAGTAGGGCGCGTCGATGTCGTGCCGACGCGCGTATTCACTGATCGCGTGCAGGTCCTGCGTGGTGAAGCCGCTGAGCGCGGCGGCCTTGAACGGGAACGGGTACGTCTTGCGCGTGCCGTCGACGCGCACGACTTCGAGCCAGTCGCGATCGGGCTGCGCCCATACCTTCTGGATGCACTGCGCTCGCTCGCCCTTGTCGAGCACGTGCCGGATGGCCGCGTCGATCACGTGCGGCGGTACCTGCTGCGCGTTCTGGATGTCGAAGCTCATTCGGGGTGTCCGTCGAGGTCGGCGTACTCGGGGAGCGCGGTCATTGCCTGCGGTCCTTCGCGACGAGGTCCTTCTTCCAGAACGCCCTGAAGCCCGACTTGATCGCGAGGATCTCGGCCACGAGGCGCTGGTTGCTGGTCAGCACGAGGGTGTAGGGCAGCGTCGCGCGGTACACCCCGTTGGTGCTGCTGACGTAGGCCATGGTCTTTGGCCAGGTCTCGCCGGCGACGGCCACGCCGGTACCTGCGTCCTTGACGGTGACGGTGACGGTGGCGTCGTTGATGACCGCGCCCGTGGTGTTGTCGATCAGCGTCTCGAGGTCGAGGTCGTTGTCGCTGCCGCGGTAAATGGGCTGGATGTCCATGTCAGGGGATCGCCTCGGTGTGTTCGGTGACGGTCAGGTCGGACGCACCCAGGCGCGGCCGCACTCGGGCGCCGAGTGCGGTCAGGTGCGGGGATGCGGTGAGGGCGAGCGCGCGCAGCTCGAGCGCGTCGCCGGTCTGCGTGTTGGTGGCCAGCGCGCCGACGGTGACGGTCGCGCCGACGCCCGACAGGGCGATGACGATGTTCGGGCCGACGAGTCCGGGGGATGCAAGGGACTGCACCCCCGTGGGCACGCCCGCCGGCGCCGGCGTGACGTTCCCAACGGCGCCCGTGGCTGGATCCGCGCCGGTGATCGCCTTGGAAGTGCCGGCCTGCGGCGTGCCGGCCTGGCCGGTGGTGGCAACGCCCGAAAGCGGGACCGACCGATCCACTGTCGGAGTGCCAACCGCTCCCGCGGTGGTGACACTGGAAAGCTCGGCCGCCCGGTCGTTGCCGGTGACGATGTTGCCCGCGCTGCCGACCGTGGACGCGGTGGTCAGGGGAACGGACGTGCTCTTGTCGACCGCGCCGACGCTGCCGGTGGCAACATTGCCGGCGAGCGGGAGGCTCGGAGCTGCGGTCAGTGTTCCTGGAACCGCGGACGCCTGAACCCCCGCTAAAGCCTTGTCGCGACTGGCGTTTACCGCGCCTGCCTCGCCTGCAGCCTGAACGCCCGAAAGGGCGATCGTGATGTTGGCAGTGGTGGTGCCGGGCGCTCCGTTGGACTGTGCCCCGGTCAGTGGCGACCCTGCAGTCACGGCGCCGGTGCCGCCAGTCGCGACGTTACCCGTCAGCGGTGCTGACGTCTGAACACCCGGCACCCCCACGTTGCCGCTGGCCACATTGCCGGCCAGCGCCTGGTCGCGCTGTACGCCCAGGTCGCCCGATTGTGCTGTGGTTTGGACACCACTGAGTGACAGAACGATGCTGACGCCCGGGGCGCTCAACCCGGATGTCGCGGTGTTGCCGGTGAGCGGCTGCTCACGTGAGGGGGCAACTGTACCGGTCGAGCCGGTCGAGCTCGTGCCGGTCAGGGCCTGCGTGCTGCTGCCTTCGGGGCTGATGGTGCCCACCGCCGTGGTGGTCACCACGCCGGCGATCGCGACGCTCAGGTCCGGAGCGACGTTCCCGGCCGATCCCGAGGCGGCAACCCCGGTAGGCGCCACGCTCGTCGACGGGGCCGTGCTACCGGGCTCGCCGGTGGCCGCGACGCCTGTAGACGGTTTTGCGAGGTCGGCTGTTACAGATCCGGCCGCGGCGGTGCTGGCCACGCCGGTCAGGGCGATGGTCAGGTCGGGGACCACGGTGCCGGCGGCGCCCGTCGCCTGCACGCCCGTCAACGTGATGGCCCCGGGGGTCACGTCGCCGACAGCGCCGGTGGCTGCCACCCCGGTCAGCGCGATGGTGAGGTCGGGCCCGACCGTGCCGGGCGCGCTGCTCGAGCTCGTGCCGGTGAGGGGCAACGTCGATTCAGGGGCGACTGTTCCAACCCCTGCAGTGCCTTGTACCCCGGTGGTGGGCTGCGAGGCGGTCAGGTCGCCGACGGTGCCGGTTGCGGCTGCACCCGTCAGCGCCTGGTCGTGCGTGACCGCGACGCTGCCGGCCGCGGTGGTCGACGACACCCCGGTGAGCGCGATCGTGACGTTCGCGCCGTCCGTCAGCGACAGGCCCGCGTCGTCCTCGCGCAGCCACTGCGCGTACGTGAAGCGGCCGACGAACCCGTTGTTGGTAATGTGCGCCATCAGCCGCTCACCGTCGTGAAGCAGCCCATGTAGTTGGGCGAGGCGGTGCTTTGCCGCTGCATCGGCTCGAGCAGCGCGAGGCAGGCGTTATCGAAGATGCGCGTCATCGACAAAGCGCTGCGCAACCCCGACGAGGCACACATCAGGTTCGCGACGATGCACGGCATCCAGCCGATCGGGTGCCCGATGACGAAGTCCAGCGTGCCCGTGACGCTCGCGGAGCACTGCATCTGCGTAAGCGCCTTCACGCCGGTGTCGCCGCTTGCCAGCGGCATAAACCAGTGGCCGAGGTCGATCGTGCTGGCGGCCTCGCCGCCGCTTATGCCTGCTGCGCTCGGGAAGTTCACGCCCGTGTTGCCGTCCTGATCGGTGTACTGGCACACGGTCCAGTTGTGCGCCGTGGGGCCCAGGGTCACCCGGTTCTCGGGGAACACGAAGTTGCCGCCGGCGTAGTCCTGATCGCCTGGGGTCGTGCTCGTGTACCGCGTGGGAACACCCGTCACCGCTTCCGTTGCGGTGCTGCTCATCGTCTTGGCGACGCTGAAGATGCGGTCGTACAGCAGCAGCGTGTTCAAGTTCACTGCGCAGCTCACCAGGCTTTCAACGAAGTGCGTCGTGTCCCCGCCCGGGGGGTTGCGGAACAGGAACGCGCCGGTGGTGCTCGAATCGTTGGCCGTACCGCCCGGGGCCGCTGCGCCGGCACTGCCCGCCGCGGGCGTGCCGCTGTCGACCCACAGGCTATGTAACAAACTGACGTTGCCCTGCGTGGCTTTGTAGAACAAGTGATCGGTGCGGTTGCCCGAGCGGCCCTGCGTGACGAGATCCGACAGGGACGTGAAGCCCGCCATGCCGAGCTGCTTGCGCCCGCGACGCATGAGCACGCGGCGCTGTTCCTCGCGGCGCATGCGGGCCAGGTAGGCGTCAACGCGATCCATCGCCGACGTGAACTGCCCCGCCTCACAGCGCCCGACAAAGTCGCCATCAGCGGTTGCGTAGACGGCGCCGGGCACGCCCCCCACGGCGATCGGCGGCCCGTACCAGCCCCGCATCGAGCGGCTCACGCCCGCGACTTGCGCAGTCCCGAGCCAGCGCTCGAGATGGTCGCTGTGGGTGCTGCGCATCGGCTTTAGCCCGCCACGCTGCTGAACATGCCGCTGTAGGTGGTCGCGGTTGTCGCGGGCTTCGTGACCTCGAGGAACGCCAGGGCGGCGTCGTCGAAGATGCGCACGAGGTTGAACGCGGTGTTGATGCCATCGGCCACGCACACCATGTTGGCGAGCACGCACGGCATCCACGCAATCGGGTGGCCGATCACGAAGTCAATCGTGCCGCTGGCAACCGAGGCGCTGCACTGCATCTGCGTCAGCGCTTTGATGCCGGTGTCGCCCGATGCGAGGGGCGCGAACCACTGTGCCGCGGGGTGGTCCAGGCGGTTGATGATGTTGCTGGCGTTGCCGGTGAGCGAGGGCAGCGTGGCGCCGGTGTTGCCGTCCTGATCGGTGTACTGGCACACGGTCCAGTTGTGTGCGGTCGCTGGCAGCGCCGATCCGCACTCGACGAAAAGGAAGTTCCCGCCGGCGTAGTCCGCATCGCTCGCTGTGGTGCTTTGGTACCGACTGGGAACACCCGTCACCGCTTCGGTGGCCGTGCTCGCCATGGTCTTGGCGACCCCGAAAATGCGGTCGTACAGCAGCAGCGTGTTGGCGGCCACGCTGGCCTGCGCGTAGCCCACCGTGAAGTGCTGCGTGTCCCCGCCCGTGGGGTTGCCGAACAGGAACGCGCCCGTGGTTGCGTCGGTTGGCGCAAGGCCACCCGGCGCTGCGCTGGCTGCCGCTCCCGCTGCGGGCTGGTTGCCCACGCGCCATAGGCTGTTGGTGGCGTTGGCGACTCCCGTGGTGCCTACCTTCTGGAACAGGAAATCGCGCTTCTTGCCCGCGGTCGCCTCCGCGATCAGGTCCGATAGCGACGTGAACCCGGCCATGCCGGCTTGGCGACGGCTGCGGCTCGAGCGCAGGAACATGCGCCGGCGGGCTGCGGCGCGCTCGCGCGTCCAGATGGCGTCGGCGCGGTCGAGCGCGCTCATCTCCTGCCCGGCCTCGATCGGGCCCAGGAAGTCCCCGCCGCGGGCGGCGTACACGCGCCCGGGCACGCCCTGCAGCGCAACGGGCGGCCCGTACCAATCGCGCATGGCAACCGAGACGCGTGCAACGGCATCGGCCCCGAGCCAGCGCTCGAGGCGGTCACTGTGCGTGTGCATCACGCCAGGCGCAGCAGCGCGGTCGAACTGTCGTTGGTGGGCATGGTCAACGTGAAGTTGCCCGCCGTCACCGTCTGCGAGCCGAACGTGTGCACGCTGATCGCCTTGTCCGCCTGCGTCGAGTTGTAGGTGAGCACGCAGTCGAACGCGGTGGCCAGCGTCACGGTGGTCCACGCGAACGAGGCGCTCGGCGTCCAGTACGCGGTGGTGCCCGACGAAGTGGGCTCGGTCGCATTGGTGACCGTGATCCCGCCGGCGGTGTAGTTCGTCCCGCTGACTTCGCCGGTCGTGTTGTAGACCGTGGTGCCCGCGTCCTTGGTCGCGCTGGCCAGGTACAGCGCCGCCTTGATGGTGTCCTTGGTCGTCGCTCCCCGCGTGACCGTGGTACCGATCGCGTGCATCGCGAGCATCAGCTCCTTCTTGAAGCTGGTGCACATCGCTTGTGTGTTTGCCATTTGTTTGCCCCTCCCAAGGCAGTAAAGAGTTCTTTGCGGGCAGCCCTCACTGCCCGGTGCTGAAAAGGTCAGCCGTTCATCTCCGGTATCGGTAGCTTCTCGGGCTCGAGTGCGAGCGTTTCTTCGGTTTGCTCGGGCGCTGGCGCTGGTGCCCCGCCGGCGAGCGCCATCGCGACACCCTGCAGTTCGACGCCCTGGTTCGTGCGGTACACGTGCACCGACTGCTTGACGATTTCCCCGCGCAGCAGGTACTGCTCGATGAACGTCGTTTGGTCCTCGGTCACGAGCCATCCGTAGCGGTGCTGCAGGATGCAGATCGGCAAGTTGCCTTTGCTCGTGTAGATCAGCGGCTGCATCTTCGCGACGGGCGAGTCGAGCATCTGCGCGAGCTCCTCGTCGTTGAGCTCAACCTCGGGCTTGTCCTGCCCGCTCGGGGCGATCATGGTCATGGGGTCTGTTCCTTGTGGGGTGATGCGCGCGCGCAGCTTCTGAGCGGCTGTTGCGCGCGAGTACTTGCGCCTGCGGCATGCGCCGCACGGGCAGCGCAGTCGGTGGTCGCCGAAGGCCATGTCACACGCATAGCGAGTTGTGCAGGTACTCGAGCGCGCCCACCATCGCCTCGGTGCGGTGCGAGGCGGTGCGCAGGTTCATCGCGACCGGGCTTTTGCAAACCTCCTCGGGGGCCTTCGCGCGTGTCTCGCCGCTCGAGCTGTCGGCCAGCACCGGCGTCAGGCGGCTGAGGAGCGTGTCGAGCAGGTTGCTCGCGCGCTCCTGCGTGTCCTGCAGGCGGGCGAACTCGCGATCGACTTCACTGACGGGGCGCACCGGCTCGTCTTCGTTGCGCGTGACGTTGCGCGGCGCGGTCTGCGTGACTGGGTGTGGGTACATGGTTTGGGGTTTTCGCGTTCGTTGTGGTTGGATCAGCCGAGCTTGCCGGCCTGGCCCTTCGCAGCTGCGCCGCCGAGCACGGCTTCGACGCTGGCGACGTCGGCCGCGCTGATCGTCTGCAGATCGGGCTTCGGCTCGGGCGCCGGCTTGGTGTCTTCGAGGTAGTTGTGCTCGACGGCGCGCACGAACTGGCCGCCTTCAAACCATTCCTCGCGCAGCACGATGCACTCGCCGGTGGTGAGCCAGCGCTTGCGGTATTCGAGCTCGGCGATGCGGTCGAAGGCTTGCGCCGGGGTGGGTTTGCTCATGGGGTGGGTCCTTTCGTTGTGGGTGGGGGTGAGGGGATCAGGCGCGCGGGCTGGCCGGGGTCCCTCGTTGGCGCGTGGCGCACTGCGTGCACGACGCGGTGCAGGCGCTCGAGGAAGGCTGCGCGACGCGCGGCGCAGCTGGCGCAGGGCTGCTGACGTTTCAACGCAGGTGCTTTCAAAGGGCGCCTGGCGTTGAAATCAGATTCAACGGGTTGCAATGGCG